ACACTGGAGAAGAAGTCGAAGTCCAGTACCCATTTGAAAATGGTTACGGATCTCCCATGTACACCAATGTCATGTGGCGAGACAACTACCGTACACCAGACAAGAAAGAGTATTTCATGCCGACTCCCGATGCTACAACAGGACAAGGACAGGGTACACCAGAGGAACTTCGATTCGATCCCGAAACGATGACTCTGCCTTGGACGAGTCCTGCTACGGGCGTTCACTATGAAGGAGATGCCTCTAAGTTAGCAAGTCACAAATGGAATGACTACGCAAACAACGATGATCTACTAGAGAAGTGGGACAACACAATTTGAAGCAATTAATTTTCGCACTTTCGGCAACCTTCTGCGTCACTTCGGCGGCGCAGGAGGTTTGTCGTCCCCCAATGGTTTCTTTCGGTGTGCATCGTGAAGAACTCAAAGACGGTTGGTTACATTCCACCGGAGGAATGGTTAACGAAACTCGAATGCTTGAGGTTGATTATTTTGATAATCGTCGCATAGATCAATTTGAGTTTACCTCTCAGGGGTGGGTAGACTTGACACCCATTGCTATCCAAGGTAGAAAAATAAAATATAGACACAAAGTACCAATCAACTTAGGTGACTACACTATATCCCAAGACACACTCGACTATGAAGTGTGTGCCTCTGATGGTTACGTCACATTCTATTGTGAGAAATATGTTGCATCCGGAGAGACTGAACGTATTGAGTGGGCATATACCGTAGAGATCGCACCATTCGGGGATCTCAATGGTGACGAGTGTATTAATGCAAGAGATCTTGGATTGTTGCTTGGTGAGTGGGGAGTAGAAGGATCGCCGGGAGACTTCAACAATGATGGAACCGTAGATTCAACAGACTTGGGCATTCTACTTACAAACTGGAAAGACTACGACTGCATCGAACCACCAGATGATCCGGAGAATGGACCATACAATCCAGTGTGGGAATCGGCAGATGACATACTCGCCTTTACCATCGACTCATTTACCGAAGTCCTTCTCACTGAAGATGTCACGGTAGAGAATCTAAAGGGTAGAATGATTGGTATCGTAGACGATGCTGGTAATGGTGCAACACAATTCTTACACATGATAAGCGGATGGCAAGTCCTTGGTTTATCGGGATGGAGTCCACTTGATACATGGGTGGTGGAAGTGTACGACGATGATGTATTGGTGGGTAGAACCTCATCTGGTTCGGATGGACCAGTGTACAACCCAGACAGCACTGCCAACTATGGAAACTCTATCTATTGGAAACCAGCAATTGAACTGCCTAAAGTTGGGGATCGGTGGATCCTGTATCGATGGATAGACACGCCGGATATTCCAGAATATCCACCTTCTAGAGTGAACTGATTTCTTTTGTTATAAATAGAATGTCACAATACCTAACATATGGAGGATAAATGCGACTACAATACACTTACGAAGAGAGCGACTGTTACGAATACGATCCAGAGGCGACATACATCGGTGGTGCGCCCCCGACCCGAACCGAGGGTATTCCCGTTGGTTGGAAAAAAGGATCATTTGCAGAACAAGACGGACTTGATCTTTCATCCTTCAATGTTCGCAACCGCCGATATAATAACAAATCAGGTAGCACCAACCTAGACGATATCAATAACTGGAACAGCGGTTATTGGGCGACTGTTCTTGTTTCGCCTAAGCACGCAGTGGGTTGTCGCCATTACTGGAGACAAGTTCCAAGTCAAGAACGCAATCAGCGTTTCATGGGTAAAAGCGGAAAGATGTATTACCCCGAATGGGAATCTACCACCGAATTAAGTGGAGATAAAATTGTAATTACATTTAAAGAAGAACTTCCTGATGATGTAACACCAATTCAGTGCGGGGATCTTGAGTATGTGCCAGTGGGAAGTAAGATCTACCAATTAACCAATCAGGGTATGCTTCACTACATGTATAGCAAGGGTGGTAGAATGTCTGGTTATAGTGGTCGTGTGTTTGACTTCGAGTATGAAGTTGACGACATCATGGGCGAAAGACTAGGAATCTGGAGTGGTGATTCTGGTACTCCGACATTTGTCAAGGACGAAGACAACGACAAACTCTATTGGTTAGGAAATAAATGGGGTGGTTTCCCTGTACGAGAAAACGATCCTTCTACGATTGAGTTGTCTGATTTCCTTGCAGGTGCAACGAGTGACGCTCGTCCACGAGGTTATGACTTTCCTATCGCCAAACTCAGTGGTGGAACTATAGACTTCAACAATGACGGTAAGATTGATTCTGCCGATCTCGGACATATTCTATCAGCATGGGGAACCAATCCCAAGATCAATGAGTATTTTGAACTACACGATCTAAACGACGACGGAGTGATCGACTCTAGTGACATGGGTGAGATACTTGCCAATTGGGGTATAACTGGTGATAAAGTAATTTTTGATCCTGACGAGATCGACGAGTAAACCTATTAGACTGCTTTGCGTCTTGCTCGGGACATGAAGCGTGATCGCAATGCCCGGTTTACTACTTGGTTGTAGCGGATGACATAATCAGCAACATCTTTATCATCAATATCATTGATGTCAGGTAATTTTGTTTTTTCTTCCTCAATCTCATCAACTTCTTCTTCGATTTCGGGTTGTACAACCTTCTTCGATGCTTCGTTGAGTGATTTGAAAAGATTTTTGTCTAGACGCATATGTTACCTCTGATATTATGTATAAGAATTTTAAAACTACTACATATTGATAACGGTTTTAGGTAAAACCACAAGAAATCTCAAGGAGAATGTTGAATGACTGATCGATCAAAAGATGCTTTACACAAGAAGTTTGGTATGGCAGCAATTTTAGTAGGGTGGTTTGTGACCATTGCCGCACTTGTATATAATTTTGCAACAACTAATGCAAATTATGCACATAGAATTGCAACGATTGAGCAGGAATTACTCAACCTCGACTCACGAATGGATGTGAGTGAGGCATTCAGGATTGAACTTGCTGCTGACTTAGCAGAAATCAAGACGGATCTACTCTGGATCCGTCGAACAATGGAAGAACAAGGAAGATAAACTATGTGGTATCCACCCAATAAACAACAAATCGAAAGTAACACTAACCCATTCCGTGCTTTGACTCCAGAGCAGATGCGTCTCAAGCACCAACAGGAGATCGCTGAACAAGAGATGCGGAAGGCAGAAGAAGAGGGAAAAAAGAATCTTGATGAAAAAGTCAAGGTTCCTTCTAAACTGATCAAAGATTTCCAGAAGGAGATCAAGAACGAACGTGATTATCAGTTCGCCGGGACAGACGACAAAGAGAACAAAAAGCAAATCATTGAGGATGAGAAAGAACTTCTTAAAGTTTTAAAGTTCTTACAAAAAGGACAAATTGAAAAAGCATATGACGCTTTCGACGCACTGGATACCGCGTTAGCAGATGTCGTGCCACAAAAACTACTCAAGTTTATGGACCAGAATCTCGATGAAAATACCATTGCACTTCTCGATGAAATCGTAAGAGCAAAAGACAAGTACCCTGAAATTGACAAGATCAAAAAGGTCATGAAGAAAAAGGGCATCGGGTTCTACACCGAAAAGGGTAAGATCATGGTCAACCCCAAGAATGAGATGGAAGCAAAAGAAGCACTTAACAAAGCATTCGGTGGCGACTACGAGAAGAAAACCGGTATGCAGGTCAAGGGTGATAAAAAGACTTCACTCTCCGCAGAGACAGAACTTGATGAAGGTCTCGGTCGGAACATGCGTATGATAAAGTCGGTCAAGGATAAGTTGACCAAGGCAGGCATCAGAAGTGCCATCATGTTTGATGAGGTCCATGTCGCTCCCGACAATGTAAAAGAAGCAGAAAAGATTGTTGGTAAGATGCCATTCAAGGTTGTCCCACAAAAGAAACTCGAAGAGATGTCTGCCAAGGATCACTACAGGAAAGTCATGAGAGGTGGCAAGGGTAAGGGATTCGTGGTTAGCAATCCCATCGACCGTGAACGATACCCTAACCGTGAGAAAGAAGGACTCGAAGGACCATACAAGAGTCGCAAGTCTGGTAAGATTTTCTACTACGACAAAAAAGAGGGCAAGTATTACGATCCTGATTCTGATATGTTCCTTGATGTTTCCGATGTCATGGAGTCAACCGAACTCGATGAAGCAACCTTCCACACTGTTTTTGTCACTGCAAGTAGAACAGCGTACAGAAAACTCGAATCATTGATTGCATCCATTGATGGATATAAAGGGGCAGAATTTGATAACGGCAAAGCATCTTTCGTCTTTGATGCAAAGAGTCATGGTGGTGCAGCACGCAGAAAAGTGGGCGAGTTTATCAAGAAGGTAAGTGGTGCTAAATTCAGTCACGCCATAGCAGAGGACACCGAACTCACTGAAGCATGGACCGCAGACAGCGTGAAGAAAAACGCCGACATTGGTTCCGATAGTGGTTACGGTATCAACATCAAGAAGCGTGGGTCGATCACCAAGACTCCATACAAGCATATGCTCATGCTACGAACCAGTGCCAAGAAGATCAAGGTCAGATTCGATCATGGTAAGGATGAGTTCGTTGGTTCTCCTGAGCAGGTTGCAGATCACCTCAACAGAATCCTTGGTATCAAGGAAAACCCAGAGTACGAAAAGGAACTATCAGATATGAACATCGGAGAGATCAACGAAAAGGTCATGCGACCAATGGGACTTCCCGGTAAGTTCCCACCCAAGGGTAAGTTTACCAAACAACAGATTGATGCACTTCGTAAGGAGTACGCCAAGATTGGTAGCGTCGATCCCTCGTCCAAGACCTATGGTAACTTAACAGACTTCCTTGATTCGTTGTCCGATGATATGATCAAGCAACTTTCAACAGCGAAGATTAAGTTTATCTCAGGACTTGCACTCAACCGTGCAATGAAACGAGGACTCAAGGACTCATACGAGTTTGACTCAAAGACTGGTGAGTACATTCGTGCAGACGGAGAAGATCCACTAGGAATCGACGGTGGGTTGCAGAGACAGGTCAAGGAGTCCGTTGAACTAGATGAAGCAGCAGACGAAGTTGCTGCCCGTGAACTGACTCTTTACATCGAAAATGATGCCAGTCTTTATCGACAAAGAGTTCAACCAATTATTAAGAACCTTGCACGCAAGATGAAGAAGGGAACCTTTGATGCGGAACTCGCAGTAAAGGGATTCATGTATGCAGTCGAACATGGTCTTAAGAATTACAAGAAAGACTTTGGTCCCGGATTCAAGATCGACAAGGATACCAAGAAGAAGGTTGCACAAGACCTACTAGACAACTTCATGGATGAGATCGAGGACGCAGCAAAATGAGATACATAGAAATAGGAGATAACACATGAGTGATTTAGGAGCAGGTGGAACAGTTGACTACAGTGCTATTGGGAACTTCACCACAAGAGCAAATTCAAATGCGACTGATATCCGCAGAACAATCGCACCAACCCCAACGGTGGTTGGAACTTTTCATTTTCTTAACAACGCAGGATTCAGTGGTGCAGGTGATGTAATCAAAGGCGTGTTACCCGGAGTTGATACCACAATATTAAATCAGGGTCTGCTTTTGCGTGTTGTTGACAATGTAGCAGGAACTGTCGGACACGTTGGAATCACAAAAGCAAGTGCAGTTGCTGGGGATGCTGTGCTTCTTGAAGCGGGTGATGAACTTTACGTCCCGGCGAAGAAACTCAATGACATTATCATCGGACATACAACAGCGACCGCAGGGATTACCCTTTCTGTATTAGGAGAGTGATATGAGCGACCTAGATGCTAACGGGAATGTTGACTACAGTAACATTCCAGCGTTCACTGTTCGTGGGAAACAAACAAACGCCACTGATATTCGTAGGTCTATCGGTACATTTCCCTCTGTCTATAAAATTACCAACTTACGTCAAGCAAACACGGCGGACACATTCCAAACAATAAAAGAACTTACTGGTGTCTCTGCTGCGGTCGAGGGCATAGAAATAACTGTTCATGGGATGACGGCGAGTCTTGCTCTTCAGAAATTTCGCTCCCACAATACTCTTATTAAATTTGGTGGAATAACAGGTTCAGTTGCAAATCCTCCTACTGCTGACTTCTTTAAAGACAAATTTATGATTGAAAGAACTCACCTGTCGGGAGGAGGATTCACCGCTGATGTTAATGCAGAGACAAGCGAGGGTATTTTTATTCCAATAGAAGATCTTTCACAGATATCAATTGCAGGAATAACAAATGTAAACTCAGTAGTTTTGCTCCCAGACACTATTTACGAATCATTATTGGAGATTAAAATCAAATGAGCATATATTCAGGATCATCTCCCTTTTCTAGAGGTAAACTAGGTGGCAACAAACTTGCCGGTACAAAAACATCCCGTGGTACTGCAAAGAAAAGAAAACTTAGGGACGACGCAAGGCGGACAGTAAATGTCGTTACGGCAACCGGAGACGCAACAGACTTCCGAGGTGCTGTCTATATCGGGGGTGGGGCGGCAACTTTCAACGATGACGATTCTATTATGAAAAGAATCGCAAATTTTGTATCGACCGCCTCGCTCGCCACCAATCTTAAACTTTTCGATAACACCGATTGTTTTAGTCTGAAAATCACAATCGGCAACAACTTCAAGACGGACGGTGCGTTCACTGCCACCTCGGCAGAGGAAGCGATTGGTGGATTAAAAAAGATGCAATTCACTTTAACAGTCGAGGACGATACAACATATGAAGGGTTATTTGACAGATATGGCACCGGTGGTGCTGGACTGGGGGGTTATATTATTGAATTCCCACTACTCACTGCTGCCCCCACATTAGGAAAAGAATGCACTTTAAAGATAACTTACGTCGATTAACTTGACACAATACAGAATGGATGCTATAATATGCATGTGAACAACGATAAAACATTTACTCATGTACCCACTAAACATACTTTTGAAAATCTAAAGTGTGTTACGACCGAGGGCAGCAGACATTACGTCTGTCCAGATGGAAATAAGTATTTTTCCGTCACCACGGTAACAGGACATAAGAAGAAAGCATTCTTTGCCGAGTGGCGAAGAAAGAACCCAGAGGAGTCCAAGCGGGTATGCTCGCGTGGAAACAATCTGCACTCCCTTATTGAAGATTATATTAACAACAAGGAACTCAACCCAAAGGGTAACGAGACCATGCTGTTTAGACAATCTTTACCTATGCTCAATAAGATTGATAATATTCACGCCCAAGAAGTACCACTCTATAGTAAATTACTTAAACTTGCTGGTCGCGTGGACTGCGTTGCTGAATTTGATGGTGTTCTATCGATTATCGATTTCAAGGGTTCAACCCGAGAAAAGCGTAGAAGTGATATTGGCAATTACTTTCAACAAGCAACTGCATATGCAATTATGTGGAAAGAAATGACTGGTCAGACTATTGAACAGATTGTCATTCTAATTGCAAGCGAAGATGGAAGCACACAAGAGATCGTGGATAACCCGATCAATCACGTTGCCTCTCTTCGTCAAACTATTGAAGACTTCCAGAACCTTACAGTCCAGCGGTAATTTCTCGTCGTCGTAGGACGGCAGGATTTAATCGTGAAGTTGCTGGTCGAAGACCCTGATTAACAGTGGTCTTGACTGTTGGTCGATTTACACCCTCAGCATGAAACTTGAGAAGCATTGATGGGTGATTTATACTGCGACCTGCGGCAGCAAGTCCTGTACTTTCCGCAAACCAATCAGATGCCTCGATGATGAAGTTCATTTTTCCCTCGTTGTTATGCACGGCATCTCTTGCGAGTTGTGATAAATCGAAGTAAATTTTGTCACCGGGTTTTACATCGTCACCGACAGTTATTGTTGAACTCGGGGTTAACACGCGGTCAGTTGCATTTCTACTTTTTTCTTGGTTCGTCCATCCCCTCGCAGCACCAGTGTTTGGATTAACTCCCCAGTATGTACAGTCAGCAATCGAATTATCGATAGTTTTCTTTGATTTATACACACTAAGTTTTAGTGGGTGAACAAATGGTGCTGATCCGGTAAAGGCAACTCTACCAAAGACATCAGCAACGGTGAGTTCTAGAACACAAGACATTACTGTGTCTCTTGGTCCAATTGCAGATTGGTTGACGGCATTTCCTGAAAATGCCTGTCCACTTTCGGTGGTAAGACCAGCATTCAGATCGTGGTTAATGAAAAGCATCGGAACTAAATCATGATCCTTGTAATTACCACGGAGTGAATCAACTTCACCTGATTTGAGTATTACTTCTTGATTGGGAATACAGTCGTCACACCATGTACAACCGGCGACTCCTGTATCATCAAATTCACAACATTCATTTTGACCCTTATCACATTCAGGTCCACCACATACACCGCATACTAGTGGTTCGCATTCACCTTCACAACCGGGCGAGTCGCATCCGTTTTCACAGATAATCTCTCCTGTACATTCTCCACCACAACCTCCACCACAAGGTTTGTCTCCTGTACATACTATTGGACCGGGTTCCCCACATCCACATCCGGGATCTTCTTCACAGGCATTGTCGGGTGGACAACCTCCACCACAAGGTGTGTCTCCTGAACAAACCACTGGTGGAGGACCATTACAGACACCACAATTACAGACACCACATCCGTCAGCGACTCCACAACAAGATTGACCGCCTGACCCACATGTCGGACATTCACAACATGGATTATCGCTTCCACAACATGGATCACCACTGTCGATGGGTTCGCATGAAAAATCGGGTGGTTGGCAAGGATTCGTGGACGGGGTTAGCGTGCATATTTCACAATTGGGATCGCAAGGTCGCTCCTTGCAAGGATCAATTTGATGATCTTCGCAACAGGAGAATCCACCAGCAGGATCGCAAGCGAAGCAACTACATTCACAATCATTGCACTCAATACCCTGTGCCGTGGGACAAGGACCGGTTTCGCAAATGTTCGCACAACATTCTTCACAATTACAACCCACCCCCGATGATCTCTGCTCTGGTATTTCTCCGGTGCTAGGGTCAATGAAACGAGGAAGACCATTTGCATACTGTGTTGCTCGACCAAGAAGATCTGAAGTTCGATCTATAACTAAGTTTGATATATTGGAATTATTACGATCCTGAGCGTGTATGTTTGTGGGATCATACCGGGGATCATTTTTTACCTCGATAGGTCCAGTGTCTTCAGCGACCTCGATAGTTCTGTTATCATGAGAGAAAGCAACTCCACCTGAATCTTCGTTAGTTTTAACACCATCGATACGAAAACTATTTTTACCCATAGACATCGCAGGGGTTGATCCCATTATTTTTTTTACTTCATCATATGAGGCGGTCGGCATAGGTTCATGAACCTGCATACCTTTTCTATAACGAGCATATTCTAGATTACCAGAAATGTTTATGACAGGAGAGTGGTTTTTACCAGCATCATTATGATCGTTTCTGTTTTCTGAAAATATTTGAGTATGGGAGGGGACTAGTAGATTAATTGCACCAAGACCGAAAAAACTGTCCGTGACATTGCCGCCATTTGTCTGGTTCAACGCAGCACGGGATGTCATCAGTCTGACATCTGCTGCACTTTTTGTATTATCCTCTGCACCTACACCAAGTCCGTCAAGAATATCATCGCAACAGTCTGATCCATCAGGAGAAGTACCGGGATGGTCACATGTCGGACCTTCTGGACAGTTTCCATGCAAACATGGATTTAGGTAAAATGGGATGTCTTGCTTAAGACGTACTAATCGCCCTACACCTAAATGTCTACCTGCTGTTACGCGATGTCTTGCTGCCATAGGTCAAGTTCCTAGAATTGACATATTAACGAATGATGTCGTGGCATCATAATTCACGGATGTTGCTAAAAGTTTATCAGTATTTTTAATTTCAATGAAGACCTCTTCTCCGGGGGAGATAAGGTATCCAGTAGAAGCACCGGCAGCGAGTGCCCCGGTGAATCCAATACAAAGAAGTCCACCACCCGGTCCTGCTTCACCGGGAGTCAATCCCTCAAGACCGCTGTAATAGTTTTTAACTTTTATACCAGAATCAAGTGTAAATCCATCAAAACTATAAAGAGTGGAATCATTGAAACCAGTGCTGAACGATGTCATTCCTGTTGGGAGAGCAACCGAAGTAATTTCGACTGCACCTGTAACGGCAACATCATAATCTGCTGCGGTTTTTACCGCAACACTATTACTTCCAATACCAACAACAGAAAGAGTGATTCCGGCAGCGATGCTGCGAATATCACATGATGCACCAACAACTTGATCAATGGTTCCACCTACAATAGTAATATCATTTACTTCTAGTGTGGCACCAGAAAGACTAACAGGAACTGCTTGATCGCCGACTGTATTACCTCTAACGGCAATAAACCCGTTCGTGAGATAACCAGAGTTTCCTATTGTTGAAATTCTAGCAGGAAGGGGGGAGTCATCTGATAATAGAGCAAATTCTCCCACACCACCGGTGCTTAGTTTAATTACCTGAAAGTGAACGTCATGTTGACCATCACCATAATTCGCACTGTTGACGAAATCGGTGGCAATTACAGATCCACCTTCACCCAAATTTAATGTTACATGATCTTCTGCTGTTGCTGCATTTGCCATTGACAATCTCCATTTAATAGTGTATGCTACATAGTATGTAGTGAGTTTTTAACCTTGAACACGGAGAAATAATGTTTGATAAACTTGAAAAAGACTTTTCTAAATCTGTAGAGAAGCATGTAAGAGATAATGACTGTGGGTATATCGATGCAGTCGTTGAAATTTGTAATGAATTAGAAATAGAACCCGCTTTAGGTGCAAAATACCTTAGCATACCAATAAAAGAAAAGATTAGAGTCGAGGGCGAGGAAATAAATCTTTTGCCAAGAACCCCAAAACTTTGGGCAACCCCTTGACAACCCACGAATCTGTGCTATACTTAGCACATACAACTGACGAAAACAGTTGAAAACAGACATAGGAGAACAAAACACATGTCATTTGAATCAATGAAAAAGAACAGTAAGAACTCAGACGCACTTATTCAAAAGTTGTCTGCAATGGATGATACCAAGAAGAATTCGTACAAGGATGATCGTTTCTGGCGACCGCAAGTTGATGATGCGGGAACTGGTACTGCGACCATTCGCTTCCTTCCAGAAGCACCGGGTGAGGACACCCCATTTGTACTTTACTATTCCCACGGATTTCAGGGACCGGGAGGTTGGTATATCGAAAACTCCCGTACCACTCTCGGGGAGAAAGATCCTGTCTCAGAGATGAACACTCGTCTTTGGAACAGCGGGGAGCAGGCAAAGAAGGATCTCGTTTCCCAACGATACAAGCGAAAGAAGAGTTATGTCTCTAACATCCTTGTTATCGATGATCCTGCCAATCCCGAAAACAACGGTAAGGTTTTCCTCTACCGTTATGGCACCAAGATCTACCAGAAGATTCAGGACGCGATGAAACCTGAATTCTCAGACGAAGAGGCAATTGTCCCCTTCGACTTCTGGAAGGGTGCAAACTTTAGACTTCGTATTCGCAAGGTTGCTGGTTTCCTCAACTATGACAAGTCCGGATTTGATTCCATGTCCGAACTGTTCGACGGTGACGATGATCGCCTGAAGAAGTTGTGGGATGGCGAATACAAGTTGAATGAGTTCGTTGACTCCAGTAACTATAAGTCATATGACGAACTCAAATCGCGTCTCGAAATGGTCCTCGGTAGTTCCGCCCCCAAGGAAACTGCTGAAAACACTTCGCTTGAGTCTTCTAATGAGTGGGGAAGTGATGATCCTCCCTCAACACCGGCGACGAACTCTGAGAGTTCTGCGCCGACTGAAGAAGACGACGCAATGTCTTACTTCGAGAAACTCGCAAGTGAGGATTGATCGAGACAATGCTTCTTGTTAGGGAGCAGAGAAAACCCCGGAGCAATCCGGGGTTTTTTCATGCGCCGACATATCTTGCTGCATCAATGTCAGTTGCTGGTTCTTCCGATGTCTCGAATGATTGTGTATTCATTGCAGTAGTGTTAACTTGGTTAACAGTTCCTCCTGCGGCAGAACCCTGTTGTGCTTGTAATCTTGCTGCGTCTGCCGATGCATTCGCTTGTTGGAATTTTGCATAGTCTCTGGCAATTCTTCTCTCATCTGCTTCTGCTGCTTCCAATCCTTCGCCACCGCTTAGACCAAATGTTGCTTTATTGATTGCATACGAGATACCATAATCCATTTTATTCTTGAGAACTTTAAACGAGAACATAAGTTCTTGGAAGAATCTCTTAATAGAATCAATTGGTCCTTGAACGAAAGAAGAAAGAACTGCAAATCCACTTGTAATAAATCCAAGAACACTGTTGAATGCATTTGGAATTGTTACGGTAAAGAAGTTACCAATTGCATTAATTCCACTCATGAATAGGTTTGGCACTGTGACTGTGTAGAAATCGAAGACCATAATAAAGAAATCTTTAATCCCATTTACCGCCGACATGAATATTTCTGGTATGGTTTCTGTAAAGAAAAGAAACGCTTCATAGAAGAAATCTCCCATCTTGGTGGTGAGGTTGTCGAAGAATTCCAAGACACTATCGAATGATATGAATCCGAAAGAAAGTCCTTCGATGATCTGTGCGAATATACCTTGAATACCGCCGATCAGTTTCTCAAAGAATGTTCCCTCAGTTCCAAAGAAACCACGGAAGAATCCGACCACGCCTTCGACGATGGTGATAATCTGTCCGAGGATAGGGACTGCTTTGAACACTTTCCCGAGAACTCCTCCAAGTTTACCAACAAAACCAACAACAGGTTTTACAAAACCAAATATGGTTTTAAATACTCTACCAATTGTAGCAAAAATTCCACCTGCGGTTTTTCCTACTGTACCAACCACTCCAAATATTTTACTAAAGATACCCATCACTGGTTTAAATCTGCCGAATATCTTCCCCAAGAAAGTGAATACTGGTTTTATCTTATTGAATACTTTACCAAAGAAACCAAACAATTTAGACTTACCCATACTTTTACCAAGGGCACCGAAGACTGATTTAAATGATTTTATGATCGATCCGACAATTTTGCCCTCTTTGATTCGAGTAAATACATTACTGATTCCTTTGACTATATTCTTGCGAACATTAAACAGAGCGGGCAACCCTTTGAGTATTCCCTTTATGGTGCCAATTGCTCCAGAAAGGACAGCGGAATATTGATAAACTACTGCACCCGCAAGAAGGAATGGGAGTTTCAGCGTATCAAATACGGTGAGTTCTCTCATATTGAAACCTTTACTGAGGGTGTCACCGAGTTTTTCTAGTCCACCTAAGATAGAATTACTAAGTCCAGCGAATATTTGTCTTTGCTTAGATGCTGCTTCTTGCTGTGCTTCTTTACCGCTAATTTCAGCACCACCGGCGATCTGGATCGCCTTAACGATTCGATCAGTGTTCTTTTCGTCAGCAGTACGTTGACCATCCAAAAGACCCTTAAGTCCTTCGTTTGGTTTTGTAAAACGTCCTTTATCGTCGCGGGGTGGTAGTGCCATTATTGTTTCTTATATGCCTCTTGTTGCTTTTCTAAATGTTCATGGAGAAGTGCGGTATAAATCTGTCTTTCCCACGGGATCATATTCTCAAGTTCCGTTAAACTATATTTATGCTCCTGCATCATTAAAAAATTAACACGATAATGGTACTCTAATGTATCGTGAGCGAGGCATATCAGAAAAAATCAGAGATTCCCTCTAGTACCACCTTATTCTCATGACCACAAGAAGTACACTTATATGTAGTTTCATATCTTAGTTTGGGCATAGACTCAAAGAAACTTTGAATTTTTTCAACTTCTTTCATACTAAGTGAGTCAACAAACTCCTTCACTTCGTTCTTGTCGTAATCACTGACCTTGTGTACAGTAGTAGAATCATAAATCGATTCTATACAACTAATCAACACATCAACGGGATCGTTTGTATCGGTCTTAGTTAGGGTTCCCATAGAAGGGTGTCTCAAAATAACACCAACATCAGATGTCAATGCTACTTTAGGATCGACTTCCTCGCCACGGACTAGTTTAATATCTTTTTCTAGATTAATCACGGTTGGGTGCGTTTCACCACACTCCTCGCATTTAAGAAGAATCTCAACTTCCTCTCCAATCGACTTAGATCTCAACATCAAAAAGATGTATTCAACATCATACGATGTTAAATCTTCTACGACGATATCATCTTCTACACATACGCTGATCAACTTTTTAAGAGAATCAAACGCTTGTTGTGAACTGTTGCCTTCTTTTGCCATGAGCAAAAGTTTTTCTTCTTTCACCAAGAAGGGTCTGTAACTAATAGTCTTTCCTGTCGAGGGAAGTTTTAGTGTATATGTGGGTGTCTCTAACTTTGGTAATGCCATAATATTTTATCCTTCTTTCAATTATAGATTGCTTGTCCAGCGTCTGAAGGAAAAATCAATGTCTGTTTTGACGAGAGCATCTCCTCCTGCACCAGATAATTCAACTGCGTTCACTGTCTTTGGAAATAAATCAAAAACACGAACCTTATAAACTTCTTTATTTTTTAAATCTGTCATTGTTATATCTAGCGAGTTACAGATATATTCATCATAGTAACCACATTGAAAAGTTTCCTCATCAATGATCGCTCTTTGCCACGCCTCGAATGCTTTTCTGACATTGAAGGTAGAATCCTCCAAGAAAACCATTTTAAGGTCTCCTTCATACACTCTCCCATAAGGCATTTCCCTATCAATACCTTGCAGTTTAACAGGATTGGATCCAATTGCACTTCCGGGAAGTGATACAGATTCAAGTCTGGCATTTAGTTTTTCACTGGTTCCACGATCAAATAACTGCGTCCCTGTTCGGGTCGATGAAAATAATATCTCATAGCGATGTGGGTATGCGACACCCGACTTTCCTATTTCCGATACAAACTTATTGACGTTGAAACCAAACATACTCATGACTTTTTCTTACTCCTCTTTGTGTATTTTCTTTTCTTCTTTGGTTCTTCTTGTTTATTATCTGTAGAACCAACCAACCATTTAAATTCCATACGGTCGATAATATCAAAAATACTAGGGATCTCCCAGTCAGTAAGGGGGTTGCTTTGTTTATTGCTCATTGTTTTTTCCTTCTATCTCTTCCTTGTTCTATACTTCTTCTTCTGCTATCCGACCATACGGTTCTCGGTGATCCACCTCTGAAAAATGTTTCAAATTTTTTAGATATATCACCAAGATAAAACTCACGCCACAAGGAAGGTTTCATTTCAATAGCAACAGAACCCATACGATTATGTGTGTACTGTTTAATACAAGGGAATGCATGACGCATACTCCTTCTATATTTAGCAATCATTTTATAGGTTATTCTAGATCTTGCATCTTCATTTTCAATATCATCATCTAATCTACCTAACAAATTTTCTATAAGATCCGTTCGTAGTTCTGGTGGTAGATAGAATGGATTAAGACCAAGCATGGTATTTGGTCTTTGTTCTAAATTTATTGCCATAGGAAACATGTGATAGTATGGGAGAGATTTCGTTCCTTTCCCCTCTGGATTCCTATATGAAAACATGTAACATTTTCCAACGAATCTTCTAGATCGGGGGATACCCTTCGGTTTTCTGATATCAACATCAGTCGAACCCAAGTCTGGAGCAATCTCCTGTAAAAAGGATGCCAGTGGTGGTGCGACTTTTCTTAATTCTTCATACAGCATTAGAATATTTCCTTTTCTGTAAGAATTTTAAAACACCACCCACGTTCATGACAAACCTCTTCTGCCGCCTGCCATTTTGCATTATTGACGGCAAAGGTTTTTACCTCAGTCATATAACGACGGGTGATCCTACCGCTAGTGGGTTTGTTAGGTTCTTTTGTTTGTTTGAATGGTTTGACTTCGATCATCAGAGTCTCAATCTCTCCGGTTTTATTACGAAGTTCTACCATAAAGTCTGGGTAGTATCTGTGTTTTTTCCCATCCACAGGAGATACATAAGGTATACAGATCTCTTCAGATGCCCATGTAATAACATTGGGGTTGTCATCAAAGAGTTTCATACATTTTCTCTCCCAGAGACTACGGTAGATGATCTTTGTAGGATCCCCTTGATATTTATCTGGGCGAGTTGGTTTGTATTTTCCTTTATATGCCATATACATATATCTAGGAGCAACACATGGCAGAAGAAAACTCATCTTTTTCAGTTGGAGAAAATTTAGATCTTGCGAGCGACTCAGTTAATGGTCTTTTTGCAAGTAGTAGGAGAAGTGGTTCTCTGAATTCCATAACTAATGGAAAACCACTTTACTATCCTTCCGATTTACTTGCAGCAGACAACCCCAACGCAGAGAACACAAATGGAATTGTTAGTTGGTTAGAATTTAGAATTTTCTTTAAACAGAATGGTAGTCTTAGTAGTGTTGTAAAGAAAACAAAATCAGGACTTGGTAATATCATTGCTGATGTTTCAAGTGGATTTGATCAGACAGAAGAGACAGAAGGTGAAACTGCACAAACAATCCTAGAGAAGTTGCAGTTTAGTGATGATGAGATCCAAAAATCAATTGCAACAGAAAGTGTCACTAGCGACACTCGACTCGGCAAGGGTACAGAGGAAACAAATGATTCTGTGTTTTTATATGTTCCCGGTGGCATAGAGTACAACGATTCCATGCAATATGAGGAAGTTGGTTTTGCTGGAATTAGAAACCTCTCAAGTGTTTCTGCTAGTGCAAGCACCGTTGCTCTTGGCGTACTTAAGAAATTAGCAGGAACAGTCGATAAAGCAGCGGGGGCGTTGGGACAAGAATCTTTAAACTCAGAGCAAGCAATTACCGCAGAACTAGGTGTTGTCATGAACCCAAGAAAAGAACAAATCTTTCAGGGCATTGATATGCGATCTTTTGTTTATAACTTCACGTTTATTCCCAGAAATCAAGAGGAAGCAAAAACAGTTGCCGACATCATTAAAGTTTTTCGATTCCACGCATACCCAGAACTCTCTGCAAACAGTGCCTTCTTCAACTTCCCATCTGAGTTTGAAATTAAACACAGAGTGTTTGATTCTACTGCGGGGGGTGCAGTAAAAGATAATCCAGTAGTGCCTAAACTCAATCGTTGTTTTCTTGAAAAAATTACAACCAACTACACACCCGACGAAGTTTACTATGCATTCAAAAACGGAATGCCCCCCAAGATCACCCTATCGCTCTCCTTCAAGGAAGCAGAATACATTACAAGACAGCATGTCAACGAAGGATTCTGATGTACTTTAAAAATTTCCCGTCATTACAATATCCCTCATCCGGACAACTTGAAGAGATTCAAGACATATTGCTCCGTGTTGGATTTTCATCCAAAGTAAAAGAAACAGCAGAGACATTTGTCTTATACAATATCCAAGAGGGTATAACTCCAGAAAGAATCGCAGAAGAGGTTTATGGGGATCAACAGTATTTTTGGGTTGTTTTATTATTCAATGATTTGATGGATCCACAATATAGATTTCCTTTACGATCCAAATCCCTTGACGATTTTATTACTAAAAAATACCCATCAACAACTTTGTTCATATCCCCAGAAGGGATAACACAAGAATTCTACAAACACCCAAACCCATCAGACACACTCAATAAAAACTTTGCCGAGGGAGACACTATTACATTGTACCTTGGTAAGAAAAATAGTTATAAGGACACAGGACAGAATAAAGTTTTAGGTGTTATCAAACGATATATTCCCGAGCAATCTGCATTACAATTATATCAATTAGAGGGAACTATTAGTCCGGGAGACACAATAGTCCGTGGACATAACAAAGAACTCCGGGCAGAGGTCCGTAAGGTGATCGACAGTCGCTATGCTGTACATCACTTCGAGAACGATAGTATCATCATAAACCCACTAGGGACTCCACCAGATGACAACGGCAACCAAGTCCCGATTGGTCAAACCGGAGATGGATTTTCTTCCTCACCTGTAGGCGTTACACAATGTGTTTTAGAGAATTATATTAATGACGGAGACACAACTTACATTGTAACAAACGAAGAATATGAATTTACTAAAAATGAAACGAATCGCAAGATCAGACTTCTCAGTCCTGAATTGTTGGAAAATGTAGTACGAGAACTCCGAGAGGTTCTTGGTAGGTAATGTCAGATTTCAATATAACACCATCGGTATCTCCAAGTGACAAATACACAAAGTTAAATGACTTTGAGTTGATATCTCTTTTCATGGAAAGTGATTCTGGCGGAAAAGTTGATCTAAAAAACATATATCAAAATTTATCTTTTGTTGAAGATATTGATAGGTCAGCGATCTCTGGTTCGATTTTGATCAAAGATGGAAATGATCTTTTAAATACCTTCCCCATATCCGGACATGAATCAATAACTTTAGAATTTCGCACACCCGGAATTGACTCAGATTTTATCAAACTTAAATTTAGAGTAGTGGAAATTGTTGACAGAGTTAGATCTCCAAACGAAAGAGGGGAGGTCTACCGCCTCCGGTTTGTATCAACATCTGCCATTAAAAATAAGTCAACTAAAATATCAAAATCATTCAAGGGAAAAATTAGCGACATAGTAAAAACTATTTACACCGAATATATTGGTGGTGATGTAGATGCTCAAGAAACGAAGAATGAACAGAAATTTATTATTCCCAGATGGTCTCCATTTAAAGCAATAGAATGGTTAGCACTTCGATCACTTCCTGCAAAAAGAAGCGACGAGACTAATTATTTTTTCTTTGAAACTGTAGATGGTCATCGCTTTGTAACACTAAGTCAATTGTGTTCTGAAGAAAGTGCGATTACATATTTTCAAATTCCTGTCGGACAACGAGATGGTGACTCCGACAATATGTCCAGAAATTTTTCAAACGTAAAAGATGTCCGAATTATAAAGGTAAACCAAAAGTTAAAAGAACACATGGAGGGGGCGTTTTCTTCTGTTTTGTATCAACACGATGTCACCACCAAACAATGGGGACGGAAAGTGTACAACTACAACGAAGACACGAATGTGCGACATATCACAGATAATCGTGTAACAAAAAACGATAGTATTTACACAACAACCCCAAACACCAATTTTAATTTAACCACAAAACAAACCGGATTGATGGGTGGTGATTATCCCAATGTGCAAAACCACGAAGATTGGTTCCAGCGTTCAATGTCAGAAAAATCACTTCTAGATACTATTAAAATAAGAATACAAGTCGCTGGCAATTCTCTTTTGCGAGTGGGACGAGTCGTTGAATTTTTTGTCCCCAAAGCAGCGGCATTAAAAACATCAGACACTGAGTGGTATGATTCTCGATTGAGTGGCAAATATTTAGTGACAACTTTACGTCATACCATATCACCTGACGGATACACTAATACCATGATATTAGCGAAGAATTCTTATGAGGTATCGATTGCTGACAATTCAACTTTCATGGGAACAAGTAACAATACACCGACAAATATAGTGGAGAAAAGATAATGGAATTTTTTGCAGGTAAAAATGGATTTATATGGTTTCAGGGTGTCGTTGAAAATAGAAATGATCCTGAGATGCTTGGTAGAGTTCAGGTTCGTTGTTTAGGTTTTCATACCGAGAACAAACAAGAACTCCCAAGCGAAGATCTTCCGTGGGCATATCCTATTCAACCAATTACATCTGCTGCGATGAGTGGAATCGGGGAGACACCAGTCGGTCCTGTCGAGGGTACATGGGTGTTTGGTTTCTTCCGCGATGGCGACTCTGCACAAGAACCAATGATACTCGGAACTCTTGGTGGTGTCCCTCTACAAAAAGCAAACCCCAACGAGGGGTTCAGCGATCCGTCAGGATACTATCCAATTGAAAGTTTACTTAACGAACCGGATACAAACAAAGTTGCTCGCGGAGTTGAAGAGGGGACTGTCGTAGAAAAGAAAAAAGGGGATATAGACAAGATGACTCTTGCCGGTGGGGTTGGTGGAGGTTCGGAAGTCGAAGAACCAGAAACACCGTTCAACGCACAGTATCCTTTCAACCATGTAAAACAATCCGAGTCCGGACATATCCAAGAAGTTGACGACACTCCGGGTGCAGAAAGACTGCATAAATATCATAGGTCGGGCACGTTCGAGGAAATACACCCAGACGGCAAGCAGGTTATAAAGATTGTCGGCGACAAATATGAGGTAGTTTTAAAAGATGACAATTTGCATGTCAAGGGAAAATTAAACATAACAGTTGAGGGTGATACATCAATCTACTCAAAGGGTAATTGTACAGCACAAGTCGATGGTGATATGGAACAAATTGTTGGTGGAGATTTGACGTTAAATGCGGGTGGAGAAGTAAAAATAACCGCAGGATCAAATGTAACGGTTCAAGGGAATTCAATTAGGTTAAATTAATATGGCATATGAGTTAGTGCAACAAATTATTAAAGATCTAAGAATTCGTAGAATATTTCTGCGTTTGTTTTATGATGGAACTCCGCTCCCCTTCAAAGCAACAAGACCATTCAGTTACTTTGTTGACACTATCGGTGTAGAAATCTTCGGTGAGATTGATGATGTTACATCTGAAATATCAGAAAAATTAAATACAAATATTGAAGATATTCATGCGTACCTAACAGAAACTGAACCACTCCCACCAAAAGTAGAACCAAAAAGTTATGTCGCTGGTGACACCGAATCACAATTGGTTTCTTTTGGCAGAGTACAACCCACACAGGTCAGTGAATTTGAAAGAGGGATACAAGGAGAGGACGGTAAAGACGGCGCAGGAATCTCGGAAGTTACTATTGTCGATGGTGAACTGGTTGTTGAACTAGACAAACCAACTTCAACAGACATACGCGAATCTGAGACAGTAAACCTTGGCGTTGTTAAAGGCGACAGTATATCTGCTGTTCGGGACGGGGACAACCTAGTTGTAACCCAGACCGGAGGTGATGGTACTGTAACCACAATCAGTGATGATAAAGTAGTCGGTGACGATGGTAAGGGTGTTGAGGTATCAATCGCAACAAACCCAGATGGTGTTCCTGTTCTAACGGTTATAAACATTGACAAAACAGGAGCAACCACTGAGGGAGCAACCGCTGGACTATCTGGTGCCGATGGCAAAGACGGTTCTGATGGTCAATCCGCCTTAACTGCTTTTGATACAACTGCGTGGTTAGTTGCCGGAGACCTTGGAGGCGGCACACCACAACTTGGCGGTGGTATTGCTGGTGTTGGTGGAGTCAGTGTTCCTGATATCATAAGCACGGGCGGTCAGTTTTCAATATTCTTTAACGGACAATCAACCGGTTCTGGTGATTTTATTAAGTTCCCCGGAACTGTTGCACAGGGTGATAAAGTAGCAGAAACACAAACTCTACTGATCGAGGGTACACAGTTAGATTTAATCCAAGTACCGGTAGATTCTATCACCGCTCCAAGTAATGCTGGTTCTTCTTTTGGTGTTGATCAAATTTTTGCCCGAGTTGTTCTAGACACAAATGCCGTGACAGGACCGGGAATAAATGTTAATCACTCAAATTCATTTGGGTTTACAGCGACTGTAAGTATAACCAATGTAAGAGAACCGGGTGATACATTTGGTGATCAAAATGTGTCCTCTAGTTACATTAAAATTAAAAATGTTATTTTGCCGAAGGGTGCAAGCGGTCCGGACGGCGCAGCAGGAACAGCAGGAACCACTGGTAACACAGGAACCGCTGGTACAACTGGTACAACTGGTACGACTGGCAACACCGGTGAAACAGGTGAGACTGGGGCAGCAAGCAACCTCGGAGTTGCCCGATATCAATTTACTATCAATGGTCCGTTTGCAGGAAACTCAGGATTCCCAGAGTTTAACTCTGCAATGACTAATGGTTTCTTACACCTTAGAAATGATCACAGAGGTGCAACTGGATGTTCTCTCGCAATATCAATCGAAACTATTGATAATCAGTCAAGCGACAACTTTTCAGGTCTAGGAAAAGTAATAACCGCGACTATAGAAAAATTTGGTGATCCCACAACAAAAGCATCAATTGATTTAGTGGGTGGTTTCTTTAACAACCAAACAGATAGTTATATAAATGGAAATGAATGTGATATTGCTCAGAATGTTATTTCTGGTGCATCCTCTTCGGACGCACTACAAGACGGAGACATAGTTGTTCTTAGTTTTGTCAGGGGTGGACAAACTGGTGCTGGAATAACAGGTGCAAGACTTGAAGGAACTAATCTGGTATTTGATACTCTCAATGCTGATGGAAGCACCGGGTTATCCTCTGATTTAGGAAACGTCAAAGGGTCTGACGGTGCCGCCGGTACAACTGGCACAACTGGCAACACCGGAAACTCAGGAACCACTGGTGCTGGTGTTACCGGTGTTACAATTTCTCCAGAAGGTGTTCTTGAAATTGTAATTCAAGATTCAGATGGAAATACATCAGGAGTCACTGCTGGAGTATCTGGTCCTAAAGGTGATGATGGTGCCGCTGGTACAACTGGTACAACTGGCAACACCGGTGAAACAGGAACCACAGGAAACACAGGAAACTCAGGAACCACAGGCGGTGGTGTTAGTGGTGCTTCGTTAGAATATGGTGTTATACAAACCCAACCCGATTCGGGTAAAAACATAGTAAATCAGCAACACAGTTTTGCATTTAACTTCACGATTCAGGATGGGGATGGTAACACCTTTATTGTTGAATGTCCCGAGACTACAGGAGGATTTACATATAACTCCGGAGTTGTCATTGGTGATGGTGGTATCGATCCACAACCCGGACTATTATACACAGAATCATCCAGCGAATACGAATTCTCTGGTGGTGATGTAACTTATTCAATTCCATCATATGCAATTGGATCAACCGCAACAACAACATTAGAACAACTCGACGGCGGGACTTCGGATCTTTATTTTATACTAACTACAGGAAACTCATCAGATCGGGCACAAATTGCTGAAGGTATTAGTATGGATACTGCGACCGGAAGAGTGGGGATCAAATTTGGTCTTGAACTAGGTCACGGAATTAGTTTCAGTGATGGTAGTTTCCTCGGTAGCAAAAATGAACTTGTTACAAGTGTTAATGGATCGACTGGAGATGTTCTTACCATACCATCACAGGTTGCCCACTTCACAATCCAAGCGTCATCTTCTATATCCACAGGTGCAAAGACATCAGCACTTCACAGAATACCATATAGTGCAAAAATTACTGAGGTTGGAATTCGTACAGGAAATACAGGAGGAATCACTGCATCCTTTAGAAAAATACGAAATCAAGATATTTTTGACATGACTGAAGGAATAAGTTACTCGTCATTGATCGGAACCGTAAATGCCGCAACAGCAGCATTTGGTGCAACCGCAACAATCAACTCAATTGATGGTCCCAACTATGTTTATATGAACATTGATGCCATCGCCTCTGGCATAACACTCGTCCAAGGGTTTATGGAATACATTAGATTTGATGGGAGCGACTAATGGCATTAACTGATTTTTTCTTATCACCAGATGGAGATGGATCGAAAGACGGTTCGGATATCGATAACGCATTCCAAGCGATTACCAGTGGAGATTGGACATCTAGTCTTGATTCACAGACATTGCAAGATCGAAGGTGGATATGGTTAGAGGGAACGTACAACTGCACAACTCAACTTGTTACTTCGGGAACTGTTCCTACTGCTGCCGCACCAATGCAATGGGTGGGTGCTGATTCGTCTGGTAATATTCTTCGTCCAAAGTTTGATGAAACTGGTATGAGTCTAGATCTTACCAACTACCCAAAATTTGTTTGTAGTGCAGACGTAGAAATGATTTTCACCCATGAACATACTGCGTATAAGTGTTTATCTTTTGAAAACACAAGTGCATCTTTTAGTAAAAGTGGTATCATAGAAAATACCGCTGGTGATCTTGATGTTCAAAACTGGACTGGTTGTTTTTTCAAGACAGCATCAAACAGCACTGGTGTTGAGGTCTTAACAATGAGTAACTCAAACTTAAACATGTGTGAACTTGTAATGACAGGTGGAGGTTTTTCCTCTGTGGTGCGTATGCTTAGTGGTGGTGTTATGAACAACTGCCGTATAAAAGGTCCGGGTATTCTTTCTGGCGGTGGAAACTCTTGTGGAGTTCGGATAAACAGTGGTAGCGTCACAATCCTTGATACATTGATTTACAATATTCCGGGGGATGCTATTTTCCACGAAAGTACAAACGATAGACAGTCAATTTCAGTATCAGGTTGCTCTATTATAGATGTTGCTGGTGCCGGTATTGACACCAGCAGTTTAGACGGCACAAACATTGCATCAAGAGGATCGGTAATGGAGTGTTGTGTTATGTTTAATTGTGGAACAGGAATTGAAGCAGCAGCAGAAGATGGTAGGCAACCCGGCGCACAATTCCTTGCAATGGGAGAAAACACTGCTAACTTTAGCAACATGGATTCATACGAAGACATGATTGATGTGATTGCAATCACAACTGCCGATTTTGTTGATTATGCGAACGATGATTTTAGAATCAGAAGAGACTCCGCGATCTATAAAATTCTAGGAGACAAAAACATGGGTGCGTTACAAAATGAAGATTATGAATTTGCGAGTGTGTCCTCATGAAACCAGCAGCAAGAATGGGCGATCAGTGTGCTGGTCAAATAGTCACCGGAGCAAATTCTGTTTTTATAGAGGGAATGCCCGCCGCCCACCTCGGTAGTGTGGTTTCGCCTCATCCATACGGAGACCACATTCATAGCGTGACTATTGTTAGCGGTTCAAATAGCGTTTTTGTTGAGGGAAAACCACTCGCCAGACTTGGTGATCAGGCAGGGTGTGGAGTACATAGGATAACATCAGCAGCAAGTTCTGTTACAGGAGATTAAATATGCCAGTTTTTACAAGACCATTATTAGACGTTACAGGATGCGACATTCCGTCGTTAGATCTATCCTCCGCAGAAAAAGCAATTATGGAATTAGTTGGTTCTGACGCTGGTGGATTTCAAAATCCAATTGAAGATGCCATGAGCAGCGTTCAGGGTTCTATTGGGAATGCTATAGCAGGAATTAATACCAGTCTGGGTGTTACGTTTAATGACGCTGATGGTAATCCAGTGGTTGATCCAGAAACCCTAGAACCTCTTACCACTTTTGGATTTTTATCACAAGAATTAGGAAAACTCGATTCAGGTATAGATGACTTTAGAATTCACAGCGACCGACTCAGTGGTGTAAGTATCGCAGATGCCTTTGGTTCTGACAAATACGGTCCCGGTGGTATTCAGGGCGAGTATCCCGGTCTAGGTGGTCTTCACTCTGTTGCGTCACAATTCAACACACTAAAAGAAACATTGAGGGATCCTGCTCAGGCAGCAGAGGATCATTACTCTCCAATTTTTAACAGTCTTTTCGGACCGGGAGACGACATGATGAGATCAATTCAGTCTTTGGTTGATGGAGATGTTGGAAACTTTATGACAAACTTCCCAACCGGTGGGAACGATTCCCTTGCAGAACTTTCATTACTAGGAGCGAACATCCAAGACCTCCAAGCAAGTATTCCCGCACTTATCAACGATGATAATCTACAATTCGAGTTCGCATTGGACTTCATTGCAAAACAAACAACCGGACTTAGCGTTCTATCCATGTTGGATGAACCATGTTTCGGAACTCGCCTATTAGGAAAAATAGGTAGTCCAGATTTTAAGAGTATTGCTGGTTTATAAAGCATAGATACTAAGACATGGCAAAATATACCGACATAGATTTAAACTTTTCGAGAAACCCGGTCACGAACGATGTGTCTATTCTTCAGGATGCTGCGTCCATCAAGGCGGCAGTGAAAAATCTAATCCTAACGGATGCAGGCGAAAGACCCTTTAATCCAACACTAGGTTCTTCGATTCGGGGACTTTTATTTGAACCAGCATCACCGATTATTGCAAGTGAGATTGAAGCAAGAATTAGAACTGTTCTAAGAAACTTTGAACCCAGAGTAAAGATACTTCGAGTTGATGTTGTGGCAATATTTGATAGAAATGAATTTGAAGTGACTATTGGATTTAGAATGACTGGCGATACGAGAACTACAGTAGTTCCAATAACACTTAAGAGGTTAAGGTAATGGCAACAAACAGAAAAAACTTATCAGTTAACTCTATAGAATTTGAGGACATCAAAGCAAATTTAAAAACTTTCCTCAAGGGTCAAACTGAATTTAAAGACTACGACTTCGAGGGTTCTGGTATGGCAGTCCTCATTGATCTTCTTGCATATAACACATACTACCAAGGTTTTTACAACAATGTCGTCGCTAACGAAATGTTCTTGGACAGTGCTGTCAAAAGAGCATCAGTGGTATCACTTGCAAAGAGTCTTGGTTACACACCAAACTCAAAGACCGCACCAACAGCAGTTGTGGATGTGACTCTCGTAGAAGATCCACTATCAACTATTCTTCTTCCGGGCGCACAATTTACCACGGTCCTTAATGGCAAATCCTTTACTTTTGTAAACACCGAATCAGCAGAAATTAACTGGACAGGTGCAACTACTCCGGCGATCACAAGTCTAAACATCAAAGAGGGATCTCTTTCTAGTGTATCTTATATCGTCCCCGATACACAAGATAATAGAAAGTATAAAATTAATGATCCCAATGTTGACATATCTACAGTTAAAGTAAGAATCCAAACCTCCCAAACAGACACCAGCGGTCTCACCGACACATGGTCTCGGGCAGGAGATTTAACCGAAATAACAAAAACATCAAAATCGTATTGGATAGAAGAAAATACATCTGGAGAGTTTGAAATTTACTTTGGGGATGGTGTCATCGGAGAAAAACCAGAGACAGGTAATCTAATAACAATCACATATTTAATTACAAATGGAATTTCTGCAAATGGAGCAGGAAACGGAGACAGTGCAACGAGTAGAGCATTTACTTACCTCAACGCAGGTAATGATGTCGAAGTTAAATCTATCGCTTCGGGTGGAACAAATCTTGAAACAGTGGACGCTATAAGATTTAAAGCACCAAGAGCATTTACTGCACAAAACAGAGCAGTATCAAAAGATGATTACTCATCTCTAGTCGAATCTAACTTTACGGGATTTGATTCGGTCTTCGTTTTTGGTGGAGAAGAAGCAGATCCCCCCGAGTTTGGCAGTGTTTTTGTTGCACTAAAACCAAGCACTGGCACTATAGTGAGTGATGTTGTAAAGAAAACTGTTGAGGACTTTTTAAAAACTAAAGCAGTCCTATCAATTACTCCAAAGGTAGTTGATCCAGATTACACATACCTAAATCTAGAGATAAACACATTATACGACGAGACAAAAACAACAATATCAACTGATGCACTCGCATCATCAATCCGCAGTGCCGTAATATCTAATATTAAAAACAATTTAGGAAGATTCAATCAATCATTCTCTATATCAAAACTACTAACAACCGTTGATGCTGTTTCTTCTTCCATTGATTCGAGTGATGTCGAGGTAATAATGGAGAAAAGACTTCTCCCAACATCTGCTAGGAATGTTTCTTATCTTGTAAAGTGTGGTAATCCAATTTACCACCCACACGATGGACACATGAGTGTTGTATCTTCAAATGTTTTTAGATATTTGGATCCCACGGACACCACCACCAAAGATGTTTTCGTAAAAGACAACGGCAATGGAAAAATATCCTTTTATAGAACTGTTGGGTCGGCGGATGAGATTGTTTTACAAGATGCAGGAACAGTTGATTACGAAAATGGTATTATCCGTATAGATCAAGTTCAAATTTTATCACCAGTGGACACACCTGTAATTAAAATATTTGCTGTAGCAAAAAATCAAAGATATATTTCCAGTAGGGATCAAATTCTCTTCAATGATTATCTTGAAAACTCTTCTGCAATTAAAGTGTTAACCAATGGTGTGACGCAAACATCATCAGTTCCAAGTTCATCTGGAACCAGTTCGTCTGGGAGCAGTTCGACTGGGAGCAGTTCTTCAAGTTCTGGGTATTAATAGGAGATAAAAAGTGCCTTTAAAAATATTCGGTGGGTCACTTCTCCTACCACTAAAAATTGATGGATATACCTTCGATAAACTCCCATATGCTCCGGGAGTTGATGAAAGATTTTCCACACAATTAAAAGATCAACTGCCGGATTTCGTACTAGAAAATTACGAAACATTTGTTCAATTTGTAGAGGCATATTATGAATGGTCCGAACAACACGGAAACCCAAGAGCAGAGGGTGTTCGATTAAACACATACAATGATATTGATGAAACTCTTGATTTATTTTTGGAGTATTTCAGAAATACTTACATTAAAGATTTTCCATACAAACTAGCAGACGGAGCAAACGAAAAAACTCTAATCAAAAATGTTGGTGATATGTATCGGTCAAAGGGGTCTAAGGCATCCTTTGATTTGTTGTTCAGGGTTTTATTTGATACATCAATTGAAATTAATTATCCCAAAGACAGAATTCTTAAACTATCAACTGCCACATTTGATGACAAACAATTCATAAGAGTTGCACCTCTCATTTCAATTGATGAAGCAAAGACATTAGAAAATAGTCTTCTTGTACAAAAATCTAAATTCAAGAAAGAGATAACTGCGACAGCATTAATTGATCGTGTAGATTATGTTCATGAAGGTGGATTTGACTTTTTCTCTCTTGCCGTACAAGATATATCTGGTACGTTCAATAAAGATACTTTTGTTGATGTTGTTACATCTGGAACCACATCTGCTGCATATTCTTTACCTGTATTACCAACACTACATTCTCTGAAAATAAATTCTGGAGGAACTGGGTATCAACTAGGAGATGAAGTAGATGTTTATGACTCATATGGAAATAGATTATTAAACGCAGCAATAAACAACATAGGTCCAATTGGGGATATTCGTGGTTTTGAGTTCAAACAAAATTTTGGTGTTTATAGATCAGATCAATCTATTGGTTTTTCTTTCGATACCTTTAGCGGAACCGGAGCAAGTCTCTCAGCACTTGGCGAACAAGTCCTAACTGATGGACCAGACACATACAAAGACGACACCGGAAAAATTAGTGGTCGTTCCTTTATTCAAGATAGTTTCTTTTATCAAAACTATTCTTATATTATTCGAGTCAACAAAAGTCTAGAACAATTTGCAGATGCAGTTCGTCGCCTAGTTCATCCATCGGGAACATTGATGTTTGCAGAATACATCAATGAAGTTTCGATGTCTGGTGATGCTGGAATAACCACAGATAACCTAACAAGATTCGTTCCTGTCATCGGTCACTATCTTCCACACACATTTGGAACAACTATTGATCCCCGAGGGTTTACTCTAGATGCGGTTCACACTGATTTTTATCCACTTGGATACAACGGTCAAGACGGCAACACGTTGGGGGAATTTATCGGGATTACATTAGCAGCAGGAATAACAGGAACTCCTCACCTTTTTCCACATCTTGGACTTACACACGACCCACTAACAGTTCATAGTAACACGACCAACACGCCTTATACCCTCAAACCTTTTAATAATGTAGAAACCAGAAGGACTATTATAAATGGTGCGTTAGGATCTACTGGATATATTGGACTAACAAGTGACTCTATTGGAGAACACGCAGGACTCATGGGATTTTTCCCAACGGGTTCCAGTAGAATAAGCACCATCGGTCCGGTGGGGGTTTTTGGCAGTGGAATTACTCACTACGGTGGTTACACATCTCCACAAGAAACCAGTCTTTCTGGTGGATTCTCTGGTGGTCAAATTGTCCAAATCGTCGGGACCGACTCCGCAACAGCAGACTACTGGATTGTGTATCGTCACCCTACTCACTTAGGACTAGAGGGATTGGGAACAACTGGTACAAGGGAAGTTGTTCGTATTCCAATGCAACCAGTACAAGCAGGCGGGCAGAACATAGCAACAATTGCACCAGATTCTAGCGGTTATAATTTTGAAGAAACAACTGGGATTACAATAAACGGAACACCATACAGTATTGGAGAAATAGTAACACAGACAAGACCAAGAGAACCAATTGCCATAGGAAGAGTGATTAAATTTGATCCATCTGCATTTGGTAATCAGGGATCTGTTGCAGACGGCATCGCACCATCCGATCCACTGTATAATCTCGATATTGATATACTTGAAGTTGAGGTTTTAAATGGTAAGTTTACCACGGGACTCATATCAGGAGATCTCAATAAGGATGGCAAGGTCGATGGACTTGATCTTTCATTATTACTTTCTAATTTTGGTCTAACCGGTGAGGGAGATTTAAACGAAGATGGAATTGTTGATGGCGGAGATCTCGCTGGTCTTCTCGCATCTTGGGATCAACTTCCGAAACCAATCATAGGTGAGACTTCTGGAGGATCTAGACTAGTTGATTCTTCGTTTAATAACAACATATATACTAGTATAACTCACGATACAAGTTGGATGGATATACCAATCAGCGTTATGGTAAATGATATCCAGTATAGTAACTTAACAAACTGAGAAGCAAATGGCAGAATTATCAACTAATCTTAAAGTTTTTCTTGCACGCGAATTACAGAGGCAATTCTCATCCCTCGATAATAGCGTTGCTTTGTTTATATCTGGAACCAGTGTCACTACATCCAAAGGAGTCTCTTCCTCTGAACTACTGGATAATAGTATCGAAAAAGAGTTGAACACTCGAAGACAAGTACAAACTGCAAAAATCCTAACAGATTCCACAGTTGCTCTAATGATACCAAGATATAATTGGACCAACAAAACAATATATCTACCATTCTCTTATTCAGCAGATAACGCAACAAGACAATTCTATGTCTATACCACTGAAGGCAATATCTATGCCTGTATTTCAAATGGTGGCGGCAGACAGTCCATAGAAGAACCAACGGGAACAGGAACATCTCTAATATATTTGAGTAACGGGTATATTTGGAAATTTATGTATAAAGTTCCTGTAGATCTTATCGATTTTGTCGATGCAGATTATGTTCCAATTAAAGAACTGCCCATATACGAAAATAAACCATTTGGTTATGGTTCTGATGATAAACAGTTACAATACGCTGTTCAGTATGCCGCTGGTGGTGGTAATATTTCTGCTATTGATATTACTACAATAGGTAGTGAATATCCTTATACTATAAAAGCATCAGCATATCATAAACCAAGAGAAATTACTTCCAGTAGCATAAAACTAGATGCTAGAGCAAGCGGAATAACTGATGTTTATAACGAATACAGCATCCGGTTTATTACAGGAGAAGCAGCAGGTCAATTTAGTAAAATTACTGCCTATGATGGTTCCACAAAAACAGCAACCATAGAGACTCCATTTACACCCAACCCATCATCTGAAGATATTTATGAAATAACACCGACCATTACCATTACGGGAGATGGTTCTGGTGGAAATGCATATGCAAAAATGCATTCATACGCAGAAAACACAATTGAAACCATAGTAATAGCGAATGCAGGAACGAATTACACCACTGCCTCTGCAACAGTTTCTCCTGCTGGACTGGGTACAGTTCTTTCTGTTTATCTTAATCCAACGGGTGAAATTGGACGAGATCCGATTTTTGATTTGATGGTGAAAAGACTTTCCATTCTTATAAAAATAGAAGGAAGAGAAAAACAAAAAGCAGTTCTCGGAAACGATTACCGAGAATATGGACTCTGGTTATCTCCTAAAATTACGACAGGTTATAGTGGCGGCGGAAAGATTGCAGGAACCGATGCATTCGTTCGTACTAAAGTAGATTTAGAAACATCTATTGGACAAACTTTCGATGATTTGTTTGTCTCAAGCGGAGAATATATTTTTGGTAGTGAATCATTCAATTCTGGTAAAGTTGCAAATGTAACAAATCCCTTCAGTAAATTTAGTCCCACCAGAGGACAGTTGACTCTGGATGGTTTAAACTCCAAATTAAAAAATGGTGAAACAGTATACACGTTTACCGAAGATAGTGTTTCAGGTGGATATACGTTTAGTGGTAAAACAGCAAGAGTCACAAACACATTGCTCGAAGATTCTGTTCGGTCTTCTTTTAATGAAGTCTATCGATGTTCACATAAATTAGGTATTTCTAGAACAGACGGATTATCATTTGACCCCGGAACTCCATATACATCAATCCCATTTGATGCAGCAGTAACAGGTGGTAGTGGTAGTAGTGCTGTTGTTCTAGACTTTACAAATATTGCTGGGGGTAGTGGAGATCTTTTCTTGAGTAATGTTGTTTCTGGATCATCTTCAAACACAACTGGTTTCATCGCCGGAGAAACTTTAGCAGTAAATAATTTAGAACTAAATATTACTAGTGTTTCACCTCCAGAACTGAATTTATTTTCTGGTAAAATGTTATACATAACTGGTATAGAACAAGTAACAAGGAATGCAGAGCAACTTGATTTATTCAAAATCAATCTTGACTTTTAAGGAATAAAATGACGACCAAATCATACAGAAACGACTTCCACGGAAAAAACCCATATTACGATGACTTTGACCCAGCGAAAAAGTTTGTTCGTATCATGTCTCGTCCCGGTTTACCTCTTCAAGCAAGAGAGATTACCCAGTTACAGACTATTCTACAAAATCAAATTGAAAGAATCGGAGATCACTTCTTCGAGGAAGGTGCTTCTGTTCGCGGTGGCGACATCACTGAGGCAAATGGTGTTGCTCTACGCCTTGCAAACACATCGTATACAACAGACCAACTAAAATCCTTTATAAACAAAGTAATACAAAATGCTTCATCTGGTGTCCGAGCAAGGATTACTTCTTTCGCTGACAAGAGTGCAACACTTTCAAATGATGAATATCAGATTCTCTTTGCTACCTATATTACCTCTGGATCATTTGATTCCGGAGACACACTTGAAATTGCAGGAACTCTTCCTCTAGAAACAGTAGATCTTATTCCCGCAGCAAATTCCGGACCTCCTGCCGTCAGTATTGCTACCAATATTGTTGGTATAAACACAGGAATATATTACGCGGATGGATTTTTTATTGAATCGGATGCTGAAAGTATTGCTGTTGCAGGAACAACCTACGATTCAGGCGCAGACGCATCTCATAGAGATTTTAGTAACCCGTCTGCTTCTATTGGTTATGATATCAAGAGAGAACTTATCAGTTCTGATGAAGATGAATCACTAAAAGATCCTTCGTTTGGTTTCTATAACTTCAACTCACCCGGTGCGGATCGTTATAAAGTAACTCTAGAACTTTCTCAGAAAGATATTTCAGGTGGTTTGACCTTTGATAGTGAAGACTACTTTGAAATTATGAGAATTATCAATGGTGAGACCACGAAACAAGTTCGCTATACTGATTATGCTATATTCGAGGATACTCTGGCAAGAAGAACATTTGATGAGTCTGGAAACTACACAGTAAGACCTTTTCAAATAACAACAGCGTCTCACAGTGAAGCATTTGGTCAGACTGATGAAACAAAACATGCGATCAAAATTGATTCAGGGAAAGCATATATTGGCGGTTATGAATTTGAGACAATTGCTCCAAGATATATCGCTGTCTCTAAAGGGCGAACAACAAACAGAATTCAACAGGCAACTCTTAGTACAAAACTAGAAAACTACGTCACTCTCATATCATCAAATGATGTACAAAAAGGAGATGAACGAACCACCTTTACAAAAAATCAAAAAGCATCAATACAACGCAACACTACTGAAATTGGAACATGTAACGTAAGATCCATTGAAGATGTCGTAATTGATTCGACTACTACCGAAACAAGACTATATCTATTCAACATTAATATGACCAATAGTGATGCTGACGATGGAATTAGTGCTTTTAAAGATTCGACACACATAGCAGTAAACAATGGTACTAGTAATGTGCAAAGATTTCAGATTGGTACTGAAACTGGAGACACTCCTTTAGAAAATATTGGTCCGTCGAGGCAAATATTCAAAGCACCAATTGGATCTGGTCTCATTCGTGCCTCTGGTTCAGATGGTTTGGTTTCTTCTTTCCTAGTAAAGAAACCATATACATTTGATATTGCTAGTGGTGCAGCAACTATAACTTCAACAAAACCATTCCTCGATGGTACTGAGTCAAACTACGTCATTTATTATGATGATAGCAGCAGCGGTGACGGTGCAACAAAAATGAAAGTGGGTGATTCTACTAATGGTTTTGTTCTAACCACAAACAACAACGATACTAGTCCAAAAGTAACTATCACTAAAGGTAGTTCTGTTGTTGATTCGGGTGAAGGAACCATCATTGCTTCGCAGAGATGGCAATCCGATGCCAGTTCTGATATAGAAAACAATATTAGGGTTAAAACATTAGTTGATAGCACTATGGGTGCTAAATTAGGTAATGCTACAACAGGTATTATCGAATTAGATCACTGTGATGTTTTTAGTCTCACCACACTAAATGATGGAGTCAGAGAGGTTTCTAGTAGTTTTGAACTGGATGTAAACTCAGGCGTTGATGCGTACAGAAGAAGTAGACTTATCTTGAGAGCAGGAGCAACTTGTGCTACTGACGAAGATGGAAATCTAGTCATTAACTCTGCCTCATACAAGCGTTTTCAGCACTCCGGTGATGGACCATTTACGGTGGACTCATACCCACTAACACAAATAACATACGAAGAAATTCCAAACTTCACTGATCCAGAAACAGGAGAGATTTATAGTCTTGCTGATGCTTATGATTTTAGACCAGTAGCAACAGACGCAAACAATACATCTTTCGACAATGGTTCGGGGGGCGCACAGGTAGTTGCTTTCTCAAACCCAGTCAACACTAGTACGGTTTCATATGAACACTACTTATCAAGAATTGATAGTGTTGTTTTAGATAGGCAGACCAGAGAATTTAAAATTGTTGAAGGCAAACCCTCTGTTAGTCCAATTGCTCCAGAACTTGACTCACTGGATATGAATCTAGGCAATCTTATTGTACCACCATACACACGACTTTTCAGTGATATAAAATATCGATACATCGATAATCAAAGAAGCACGATGATGGATATCAATGAGATAGAAGGATCCCAGCAATTTGACTCTTATTATGCGTTTAAAAATGATCTAGAACAAGAAGCACTTAACCGGGCACAAAACTTTAGATCATCTAGAACTGCTTTTTCTGATGGTATATTCGTTGACACATTCATTGGTCACAATAATGCAGTTACCGCAAAAAGAAGTCACAACTGCTCAATCGATCCAGAAAACGGAGAACTACGACCCGCATTTGAAAGTACCTTTATTAGAATGGGTATCACGGGAGCAAGTCTCGGTTCTGATATAGTCCACACGGATGACAATATTTTCTTACCAACCTCAACATCTGTGGTTTACGATTCAAACATGATCGCTACTGATATCATAAGTGCAAATCAATTTGCTGTAGCAGACTATCTTGGAACAATGAAAGTGTCTCCTAGTAGTGATAACTATTTTACAAGCAGAAAACCACTAGTAATGGTAAATGCCATAGGTGAGGTTGATAACTGGGAAACTACAATCAGTGCCTTCCAACGAGGACGAGCGTCTGGTTTTGGATCACAGTGGAGAGATTGGGAAACACTCTGGTTTGGTTCTAGAAAAAGAAATGACGTTAATGTTGAACACGATTCATCTAGTTCTGAATATACAAACCCAAGAAGATCTTCATACGTCTCTAGAGTTATCTCTGATAAACTCTTAAAAAGAATTGGAAATAAGATTGTTGATTTAAGTATTGTACCTTATATCAATGCTAGAACGATTACATACACTGCGGAAAATCTGAAACCAAGCACCTTGCACAGAGTTTTCTTTGATGGTGTACAAATGACCCAGACAACACCGCTACCGAGAACAGATATTGCTGGTAAGATAAGTGGATCATTTATCTGTCCGAATAATATTCTTACGGGCAAAAAACTAATCAGAATTGTAAATACAAATGATGGAACTCTAGATCTAGCAACTTCAAGTGCTGATGCAGTATATTATGCAGAAGGGTTGTTAGACACTAAAGAAGGTGACTCATACTCTGTGCGTCCCGTCATAACTAGACGGAAAGCAAGCAACGTCGATGATGTTTCAAGTGACTATTATGATGCAAACTCTGCAAACAATCTTTCTAGATCTTATAATTCATTAACCCCGTTTGCTCAGGAAATTTCAGTAGACCCTACAAATTTCCCAAATGGAATTATGCTGAAAGATATTGAATTATTCTTCTCTAAAGTTGCCACGGGAACCTCACTAGAACTGGACCCAATCAAAGTTCATATTCGACCAATGTATAACGGCGCACCACATCCGTTTAAAGTTCTACCATTTTCTGAAATAACAAGAACAAACGTAAGAACGGCAAAATACGATTCTCCAATTGGTAGCGGAGAAAAGTTTGAATTTTCTACTCCAGTGTACCTAAAACCAAATACAAATTATGCAATCTGTATTAGTACAAATGGAAATTATGAACTCTTTTATGGTGAAGAGGGAGAAGTGGAGAAAAAGGGAGACGTAGTTAATGCAACACAAGGCACCATGACCACTACAAAACCATTATACTTCGGATCACTACACCTACCCCTCAACAATGGTACTTCAACAGCATATGATAATCGATTCCTTAAGATGGCAGTGAACCAATGTTCCTTTGGGGTGTCAGAATCGGGCGACTCGATAAATACAAGTTCTGTTAAGTTTGAAACAGACATCTCATTGACAGTTCCTTATCATGTATGTTTTATCCATAGCAACACACAACCATCGGACGCAGTAAATCCAGTATATGATTTGACTTCATCTAAACAGATAAGTGGTTCTATTGTTAGAAATAATATCGATGTCAATACAACAATTGATGATTGGGACGATAAACTTATCATTGCTCCTGATCAACCCCTGTCTATAACCACTAAATTTATATCAGACAGTAAGGGTGCAGTTGCCAGTATGGTTGATGGTGACAGGTTAGGTTTCCTTGCAGTAAATTACATGGCAAATAACGATGACGGAGCAGCAACAACAGAAGAACTGCAACCCACATCAAGATTAGCATCAAACAGATCACGTTACATAGGAAGAAAAGTAAATCTAGACAGAGCAGCAGATGATATTGTTGTGATGGTTGACGGTTCATATGTCAACCAATCAAAAATTAGGGTCTATGTAAAACTACAGGGACCAGATCAACCAAACGGTGTTTTTGATGATAATGATTATGAAGAGTTATTCCCCGAAGGCAACCCAACGCCCGGAGAATTTGAAGCACTTAAACCAACAGGTGAAGTTGGTGGTGTGATGAGATTTACAACCAACAACCTACTGCCCGGAACAAGTACAGAATTTACTGCCTATCAAGTTAAAATTCTATTGATGGGTCAAAACATTGCCAATAATGGTAGTGCTAGAGAAGTTCCTGTTATCAATACAGTCTCTGCTGTTCCTCTTCGTAGAGTTTCACAAGATGAAATTCGTAGATATACTCCAGCAGGAACAGTATTGTCGTGGGCAGGTGGAGCAGCACCATTTGGATTTGTGTTATGTGATGGTTCTTCTTACAATATTGCCACACAACCAGAATTTAAAATTCTCAAGGAAGCAATTGGAAGCACATTCAATCTAAACACTGATCCGGGTGGTAACCAATTTAGAGTTCCTGATCTTCGAGGAAGAACTATTGTAGGAACTTCCGTATCCTCACCTACTTCCTCTACATATTCCTTATCCGAAAGAACAATTTCTGATTCTAGTGGTAGCGAATCTATTACTCTTACAAAACAACAACTTCCTCCACACTCTCACGCACTAGGCGAAGGTAGAGACACCGAGGGTGCTGGTCAGCAGGGTGAAGATAATTATAACCCCAACGATCTGAGGGTCTCGGACAGGTTGCCTGATGGTGCGTTTATTCCAACCTCAACAAATATGGGCGGAAATGATGATGGTAAGCAAAATGCGATTTGGACTTTCGACGGTAAGTGGAATAGTGGTAGACATGGTACGCTTCGTCCAGTTGCCGGAAAGAACCCGCCAATTAGCAATACAACAGACCCAGAAGATGATGAAGGTTACCGAAGCATGGCAGGAAGACCAATTACAGAATCACAGAAGATGGACCCCTTCCTCGTTCTTAACTATATAATTAAGATCTAATACAGAAAGACACTAATGGCAGGAAAAGCGTTTAATAATCTGAATAAGATTTTCCTCTCGGACACCTTCCGAGCGTGGTTTGATAAAACAAACCAAATTGTCAACACATTAAATCCTCTTGAGGTTTATGGTGTTACCGCAGGCGAAGGCGAAGTAGCAGGAATAACAATGGACTTCGGATCTGATGGTATTGTTACCGTTGGTCTTAAACTTCCTGATGCACTAACCGGCGACTTTACATTCAATAGTGGTGTGACTTTTGCTAATTTTGTAAGTGTTTCTGGTCTTACTGTAGACTTTGCTCCCAACGGAGGAAATGGTGCGACACTGACTGGACGAGTTGTCCGTAGCGTCAATGGAGCGTTTGGGGATGTTGCACTCGACTTTGTTGCAATTCCCGGAAACTCTGCTGATGGCGACATCTTGTATTATGAAAATACTGGTGCAGGTGCAACTTTCAGATCATATAATCTTTTCTCAGACGGAACTGCCGACAATGGAATGATGCATATTGGTGGGAGCGGCGGCGTATTCTTTGGTATTACCGCAGGTGGTGCATCTTCTGCAAATGAATTTGTAAAACTAGGAAACATCCAACTAGTAGGTGCAACCGCATCTGGTATCTACATGGTGGACAACTCACAGACAGCATTAAGCACCGCAAAGATTGCGGGTGCAGATATTCGTTACGGAACCGAAGGAAGTTCACAACTTCTAACAATCGGTGGCAGGAATATTTCCGGTGTTGCACACGGAACCAAGAATCTAATTCTTGATTTCAACAGACAGTCGATTATTGTCGGTGGTGGTGCTGTTTCTAGTGTAGGAACCACAAACGGTATTGTAGATATTCGAGACGAGGGTAACATTGGTATCCCCATACAATACACAGACACAAGTGGATCCACTTTTGCCATTAAGTATCTTTCCGCAGGTGAAACACTAGGAGGACTTTCTGGTGGCGGCGAAGCGGGTCTTGCCCACTTCCAAGGACACCCAGCAACAAAGGGTCTTCTAGGAGATAAGAGAATCCGTTTGGCAAATGTCGCTGGATCTGTTGAAGTGGAACTAGTAGGATCTGGTAAAACTTCTGGGTTTGCTGTCTACGGACAAAAACCAGAGTATGGAAATGCTCTTCTACCTGCAATGGTCGTGAGACGAGACGGTGATGTGGTAATAGGTGGTATTCGTGCAGAAGATGGCGGTATCACAGGAACCACATACGGTGCATTGAACATTGCAAGTGGAAAACTCCGTGTCGGTGGTTCTGCGGGTGCAGTAGTAACAAACGGTTATCAGGTTCTTTCTTCAGATGGTGATGTTGCAAGTTGGAAAACTCTGTCATCGACCGCTTTTAATTATAGTGGAGATGTAGGATCAGTTCTAAATGGTTACCAATCTCAAACAGACATTGTTTTAGATCAAGCACTTGGTGGAATTAGGTGTCAGGATAGAGATGGAAATGACATGACAGGACCATTCTCCGCAACTATCAATATGCCGCTTGCATTACTTACAGGAAGCGTTGATATTTCTGATGTATCCCAGCAAGCAGTGTATGGGGTTAGAATGGTATTAGATGGTATTAATATAGACAAGTTCATTAGTGCAAGAGATTTTGTTTCCATAGGAAGTTATGGATCAACCACTTCCAAATTAATGAGTCAATCATTCACTTTCAGCGGAAATGCAAGCAGCAGTGTGAAGTTTTTCCCCTTCATGACAACACTAAGCACATACGGGATTAATCAAAAATTCTTATATCAAGCAAAAGGGTCATACTTAGTAACTTTCAATAAGTTAGGATAATATACACATGGCAGATTACGACGGAATTATAAGAGGACCAAACAGGGTTTATTATGTCTTTGATAGACTGAGCGGAGATGGTACGGGTGGTACATCTGCCAATTTTTTAACCACCATTGATATATCGGGATCAACTACAGCATATGTTAGTGCTGGGGGTCATACGGTCGGCACCACTGCTGAACTAGACATGTATGTTGGTAATAGAGCATATACTAACTTCACAAGAAAAAACGAAGTATTATTTTCTGATTTTGTGAACGGAGGAATCACTTCAACCACAACTTCATTTACACCAGATCCTAGAATTCAGTTTGGTATTATCATAAACGGAACTGCTGGTTCGTTTACTGGACATCATATGGATGAAATTCATGTGACCGCTAATGCAGGAGAAACTTTCCAAGGATTTTTAGGGCACATAGAATACAGTGCAAACAACACATCACTAGCAACAGACACAGCGTTATTGGGATTGGTTGCTTTTGGATTATCCGGATCTGATGCAACATCCACTGAAGATCTATACGTTATGGGAGCAGGAAAAACTCTTGAAAATAAAGATAATTCAACAACTACCACAGTAGCGAGTGCATCTAAAATTAATTATGTTGATGTGGATGTTTATAATAGTATTATTTCTGGACAAATTCGTTCTCAATTTAATACATTTGGTCTAATTGGAATAACCATTGGTGATGCTGATCAGAAACAAAATGTATTCTTTAATCCATGTGACGAAGAACTTGTTTCCTACGTTTCCACTTTGCTACCTGCGTTTGATCACGGGGCATCTGGTGCTTCTGGACAAGATTATACTCAGACAAATGTATTTACTATGTTGGCGGGTGTGACTGGCGATCTTTCGGATGTAAATACTAATGGTACAAATGTTATTTATGGAGTTACCTTTAATGCTTCCACTGGTGGAACAGTAGGAAACTCCGCCTTTGAAGAATTTTCTCATGCAGTCATTCATAAGTACACAGAGAAACAAAACAACATGGGCGGAAAACTATATGAACTGGGATTAAAGAAATCAACAAGAGCAATGGATGAAATAGATTTCTGATTATCCTGCTCCCTACATATATTATGGCAAGGAGCATATAAATGGCAAAACCCACATCTAGACAGGAACTCAAGGATTATGCACTTCGCAGACTTGGATCACCTGTTGTTGAAATTAACGTAGATGACGCACAAGTAGAGGACCGTGTAGATGATGCTCTACAAATGTTTGCTGAGTATCACTTTGATGGTGTTCAGAAAGCATTCTATAAGTATGCAGTAACAAGCGAGGACATCAGCAACGGTTATATTGATACCGACTCATTAGTAAAAAATGATGGGGCAATTGGTCCCGAACTAGAGGCAGGGAACCAAATTATTTCTGTCCTCCGTATTTTTGAATTTTCTGAGGGTGGAACTAGCAATATATTCAGTGTGCCATATCAGATGGCACTGAATGATGTGATGGGAATTAGAAACCCCGGTTCTATTATTGACTATACCATGACACAATCACATATCCAGATGATTCAAGATTATTTGGACCCAGAAAAGGCGATACGATTCAGTCGTGTAACAAACAGAATTTACGTTGACACAAACTGGACTGAAGATATTTCAGCAGGACAATTTTTAACAATCGAATGCTACGTTGCACTGAGTCCGACAACCTATCCAGAAATTTTTAACGATATTCTTCTTAAAAAGTATGTCACTGCTTCCATCAAACAGCAGTGGGGAGCAAACTTATCAAAGTATACAAATGTCACTCTTCCGGGTGGTCTTTCATATAATGGTTCAGAAATTTATCAACAAGCAACCGATGAAATGAACCAAATTGAAGAGTCGCTTTCTGATAAGTATGAACTTCCACCAGATATGAGCGTAGGGTAAATCAATGTCATTTAACAAAAATATAGACACATCAAGTTTCGACGATTTTGACTTTGGATTTGAATTGGTAGACAGTCCTACTCCAACCGATACTCCACAAGAACAACAGTCAGTTTCTGTTGACACAAGCGAAATTGATGATCGACTCGAATCATTAGAAAAGAAAATTAGCAATGTTCTTAACATTGTATCCCTTAATGATTCTGGTGATGATATCAAACAGGCAATTGAAGAACAAGGATCATGTATTAATAATGCATTGGACTCAATAGAAGAAGTGAAAGACAGTTTAGAAAAAGACTACGAAAAAAAACTAGAGGAAATTGAGAATCTCGTTCTCCCGCTTCTAGTAAATCTTACAAAAAATCCAGAGAGAGAATTCATAAAGTGGCCAAGTCGAGCAGAATCTGTTCAGGGTCACATCAATAAAATCTTAGAGGTAACCAGAGGCGATGGCGACTAATCCATATTTCCGCAAAGCAGTTCCAGCAGAACAAGACCTGATTGATGATCTCTCTATAGAAGTTATCAAAATAAATGGTTTTGATATGATATACCTGCCAAGAACTCTTGTGCGGGAAGATGAACTTTTTGGTGAAGACAGATCTCCTTCTAGATTTACAACTGGACGAGAAATAGAAATGCTTGTCGAATCAGTTGATGGGTTTGAGGGCGACGGAGAAGTGTTCTCTCGATTTGGTCTTGAGATCAAAGACAATGTTTCGCTGCTGGTAGCGAGAAAAAGATTTGAGACAGAATTTGGAGATCTTGGATTTTTATCACCCAGAGAAGGTGATCTATTGTACTTTCCAATCTCCGGAGGATTGTTTGAAATTGATTATGTTGAGAGAGAAAATCCATTCTATCAACTTAACAAAATTAGCACATACAAAATTACATGCTCGCTCTTCCGATATAGTGGAGAGGATTTCAACACCGGGTGGACTGTTATTGATGGGGTTACCTCAGACCACACACAACAATATACGACTCTCGTTCTTGGTGCTGGATCAGGAAATTATAAAGAAGGCGAAACAGTCATACAAGGTGCTGGTTCTACCATTGCAGGACAGGTACAAGAATGGTTGTCTGCAAGCACTACTCTTTACGTTACAGGACTGACAGGAGAATTCCAAGCAGGAATCACCGTCCAAGGACAGTCTTCTGGTACTGAATATCTCCTTGGAAGTTCTGGAGTCACCAGTCACTTTGCTGTTAATGATGTCGATGAAGATAACTTAGAATTTGAAACAGAGAACCTCTTTGACTTTACTGATACAGATCCGTTCTCGGAAGGTGATCTATAATGTTTGAAACTTTTTATAACGAAACTATAAGAAACACAGTAATTGGATTTGGTTCTCTTTTTAATGAGATTTATGTTGTCCGTAAAGATAACAGCGGAAACGAAACAAGTCGATTCAAAGTCCCTATCACATATGCACCAAAAGAAAAATTCATTCGGATGCTCAACGAGTATTCTGGATTAAAGGGATCTGCAAACGAACGAGACATATCCACAATTCTTCCACGAATCGGTTTCAATATCGAGGCGATCATCTATGATGCTGAAAGAAAAAGAAACACTTTATCAAAACGATACAGTGCTAGTTCTACATCAAATCAAATAAAAACAGAGTATGCAGAAGTTCCATATGCGGTTGACTTCTTTCTTACCGTGGCAGCAAGAAGTATGGAAGACGGTCTTCAGATTATCGAGCAGATCCTAGCATACTTCACACCAGAATTTACAGTCACGATGAACTTCACAGATTCTAGAAATAGAATTGATGTGCCAATTGTTCTTTCCTCTGTCGCATCAGAAATCGATTTTGAGGGTGACTCCTCAACACAACGATCTATTATTTTTAACCTTGCCTTTACCGCTCGAACATATGTGTATGGTCCCACCAAGGAAAGCAAGATTATTACAAAAGTCGATACTACATTCTTCAATACTGACTTCGATACCCAAGGAAACCTCACAGGAGCAACCGGCGCACTTGCAAGGGTTATTGCAGGTATCACTGGTCCTAATGGTGCAACCTCTGATATAAATGAATATACTGGAACGAATGTGTTTGGATCTACCACTGACAGAGCAAATTCGATCTTTGAATACCCAGACACACTTGATTCGCTAGGAGCAACAATATGAGTGATAATTTAGAAAATTCTTTGAATATAGAAAAGACAGAAACAAAAAACGAAGTCGTCAGAAAACCACCAGTCGAGATCGTAGTTTCTGATGAGGTGAGAGCGAACAAAAAACAAAACGATGCAAATAAAGACTATGCAGAAGTTCGTGATAATCTAAAGAATATAATTGGCACAGGGTTAAATGCCATCGACGGGATTCTTTCCGTTGCAAGTGAGGGAGAGTCTCCACGGGCATATGAGGTCGTCTCACAGTTAATTAAGAGTGTCACAGATGCCAACAAAGATCTCATCGGTCTACATGAGCAGATGAAGAAACTCGACGAAGATACCGGGGGAAGATCCTCGGGTCCAGTCACCAATAATTCGATTTTCGTTGGTTCCACAAAAGAACTACAAAAACTAGTGAAGAATAACTTTAAACAATTGGAAGATGAAGCGAATGGCGAATCATGAGTCAACATACCTTGGTAACATAAACCTAAAACCTGCTGGCGTGAACATCGAGTTCACCGAAGAACAAGTTCAAGAGTATCTTAAGTGCCAAGCAGATCCCCTATATTTTATTAAAAATTATATCAAGATTATTTCTCTTGATCATGGTCTTGTTCCATTTAAAACTTGGGCGTACCAAGACAATATGATCAACACAATCCACAATAATAGATTCACAATTGCTAAACTTCCCCGACAGTCCGGGAAGTCTACTACCGTTATTGCATATCTCTTGCATTATGTTCTTTTCAATTCAGAAGTCAACGTGGCAATTCTTGCTAACAAGCAGGCGACCGCACGCGAACTACTCTACCGTCTGAAGTTGGCATATGAAAACTTACCCAAGTGGTTACAACAAGGAATTGTAGAATGGAACAAAGGTAATATTTCTTTAGAAAATAACTCTAAGGTTCTTGCCTCATCCACCTCGTCCAGTGCAGTTCGTGGTGGTTCGTTCAACATGATCTTTCTAGATGAATTTGCGTATGTCCCTGAAAATGTGGCAGATGAATTCTTCTCGTCTGTCTATCCGACAATCTCATCCGGTAAAGAAACCAAAGTCCTAATTATTAGCACCCCCAAAGGTTTGAATATGTACTACAAACTGTGGCGGGATGCAGAGGAAGGAAATAACTCTTATGTTCCTGTTGAAGTACATTGGTCGGAAGTTCCGGGTCGTGATGACAAGTGGAAGAAAGAAACGATTGCCAATACGTCAGCGTCACAATTTCGTGCTGAGTTTGAGTGCGAGTTTATTGGGTCACAGAACACTCTGATTGATCCGTCTAAATTAAAATGTTTAGCGTATCGAAAACCATGTGCAGAACGCGATGATGGTTTTGTACAATACTATCCACCCGAGGAAGGTCGCACATATTTCATGGCAGTTGATGTGTCGCGTGGTCGAGAACTTGATTATCATGCAGTCACAGTTCTAGATATCACAGAGATGCCATACAAAATTTGTGCAATTTATAGAAATAATCAACTTGCTCCGATGCTCTTGCCGAACGTGGTGAACGCTATGGGTCACATTTACAACAAAGCATGGTGTCTGGTAGAGATTAATGATATCGGGGGTCAGGTCGCGGATGTTCTATACAACGAACTTGAATATGAAAATCTTATGATCACCAGTGTTCGTGGTCGAAAGGGTCAGACGATGGATGGTGGTTTTGGTAGTTTTCAATCACAACTTGGTGTGCGAACCAGTCCCGCTGTGAAAAAACTTGGATGTGCCTTACTCAAAGACATGATCGAGGGCGACAAAATGCTCATCGAAGATTATAATATGATCCAAGAACTTACTGCTTTTGTTGCAAAAAAGAATTCTTACGAAGCAGAAACTGGTCACCACGATGACCTAGTAATGACTCTGGTTTTGTTTGCATGGACCACTTCACAGAATTATTTCAAAGAACTAACAGACCTAGATATAAGGACGAAACTTTATCAAGATAAGATTCGTCAAATAGAAGAAGATCTTGCTCCATTTGGTTTTATTGACGACGGGTCGTCGGACGATACCTTCGTTGACAATCAAGGAACGCGATGGAGTGTGGATAACGACAACAATAATATGGATTGGTGAAAATGATTAATTTGATAGATAATACAGCGTTGATAAGGAGATAACAATGGCATTTCAACTCAGTCCCGGTGTTGATGTAAAAGAAATTGATCTAACAGCAATCATCCCTGCGGTGTCCACAACCAAAGCAGGATTTGCAGGACTTTTTAATTGGGGTCCACTAGAGCAAAGAATTACAGTCACCAGCGAAAACGAACTCGTAGAGAGATTTTCTACCCCTGATAATACAAACTACCCACACTGGTTTACCGCAGCAAACTACCTTGGTTATTCTAATAACCTTCAAGTTGTTCGTGTTGTAGATCAAGATGCAGCACTAAATGCAACCACCAATCGCGTTCAGGTAGGTGGCGTTCTTGTGAAAAACAGCGAACACTTCGAGGAAGTAGATTCTACAATTTCAGCAGCACAGCATGAATTTGTTGCAAAATATCCCGGAACACTTGGAAACTCACTTTCTGTTTCTGTTTCTGATAATACTGATATTGCATTAAATCCAATTATTGCTTATCCTACCTCTGATGTAGGTGGGGTATTAGACTCCGATAATGCACCAACCACAAGCACAACTTCCTTTGGTTTTATTAAAACTTGTGATATCTTTGTTCCGGACTCCGGGTCTTCGACGAGGGAAGATAGTGGCGGTCTGGATAAACTTAGATTTAAGAGAGGTAACCCACAGAACATCACTGGTGTGACCAATGCATTCTCTCTTGGATTTATCCAAGAGGGAGATGGAACTGCTCCAGTTGGTGCCGGGAGTGGTCTGACTCTCGGATCGAACGGCGCAGCAGGCGGAATTACTCTTCCTGTATCTGATATGAGTGGAACTGTTGCCACAGGCGATTATGTTGCTCTCACTAAGAACAATAATATCAACATTTCCAAAATTACATCATATGTCGATCACGGAACCACTGGTGAAATTACACTCGGTACGGATGGTTTTGGTGTAGGACTTACATTGTCACTCGCAGAAGCAACCGACGAACTAACTGTTCTCGGGCAGGTCACTACTGGTGCAACCTTTGCAAATGCCACAGGAATGACTGCTGCAAGCGTTCTCTGGAAGTATCACAACGAGTTTAATACCAAACTACCCGCTACTAGTTCATCTGTCGAAGCACACGGTGCTTCTTTCGATCTACTCCATGCCATTGTGGTCGATGCGAAAGGTGACTGGACTGGAACCAAGGGTACTGTTCTCGAACGATTTGAAGGACTTTCCAAGGCAAAAAATGCCAAACGAGAAAATGGTACTTCAATCTATTACAAGGACTTTATTAACGCAAACTCCAAGTATGTTTGGTCTTCCGATGCACCGACAAACGGAGGTGTTGGACTGCCAGATGTTTCTTCTGGAGCATACGCTTTTGGCGATAACTCAACATCTGTTGGTGGTACATTCTCAGAACTCACCGGAAACTACTATGAAGATTTGAACTTCGGTGCTGATGGAGCGACATCTGCAAACGATTTCTACAGCAATGGATATGATCTTTTTGCCGACAGTGAAACTGTTGACATTTCTCTTATCCTTGGTGGACCACAAGAAGGAATTCAGGCGAAGCAACTTGTTGATCTTGTCACCGACAGGAAAGATGCAGTTGCATTCTTGTCTCCTGCTAAGACTGCTGTTGTAAACTCCTCTGGAAATGCTTCTAAGAGTGCGGCAATTGCTACGGCAAACGTCTCAGCATATCGTCAAGGACTTAACGGTTCGGATGCCGGTGGTGATGTGGACTTCAGTGATGATAACCTAAACGTATCATCATCCTACGCAGTTCTCGACAGTGGTTACAAGTACATGTATGACCGATACAATGATGTCTTCCGATTCGTTCCACTTAATGGTGACATCGCAGGTATCGCGGTACGATCAGACAATGAGACCGAAACTTGGTTCTCACCTGCTGGTTTCAACCGTGGTCAGGTTCGCGGAGTCGTGAAACTTGCATATAACCCACTTAAGGCACAGCGTGATGAACTTTACATTAACGGAATCAACCCCGTAGTCTCCTTCCCCGGAGAAGGTACTGTTCTCTTCGGAGACAAGACCATGCAGAGTAAACCAAGTGCATTCGACAGAATCAATGTTAGACGACTCTTCATTGTTCTTGAGAAGGCAATCGCAACTGCCGCGAAGTTCCAACTCTTTGAGCAGAACGATGCATTTACCCGTGCTTCCTTCAGACAACTCATCGAACCGTTCCTCAGAGAAGTTCAATCTCGTAGAGGTGTAATCGACTTCAAGGTTGTATGTGATGAATCAAACAACACTGGCGAGGTAATTGATAGAAACGAGTTTGTTGCAGATATCTTTATCAAACCAACCCGTTCGATTAACTTTATTACTCTTAACTTTATTGCCACACGAACTGGCATCAACTTTGACGAAATTGGCGGGTCTTCCTCGTAAAACGCCCTACATAGAAAAGGAGATATAACACATGAATATCGAAAGATTTAAATCAGCACTTTCTACCGGTGGCGTTCGTCCTGCATTCTTCCGAGTGCAAGGCAACATCGGAAAGACATCGTTACCAGATAAGGTTGGGTTCCTTGTCAAAGCAGCATCTTTACCAGCATCAGAAATTGGTGAGATTCCTGTAGACTACCGTGGTAGAAACCTTAAATTACCCGGTAAAAGAACCTATGCAGATTGGGATATTACTCTTCTAGTCGATGGAGAATTCTCAACGAGAAATGCATTTGAGCGTTGGATGAACGACCTCAATGATGCAGTCGAAAATGTTGCGGATCAAGAGCATAACTTAAACAATGTTCTGTTCCCCAACTGGAGTATCGACCAACTAGATCGCACTGGTAACCCAATTAAGACTTATACCATGTTCCACTGCTGGCCAAAATCAGTTTCTTCAATAGAAACATCATATGATAATGAAGCACTAGCAGAATTTTCCGTGACGCTCGCCTATTCTTACTTCCTCACTAACGACGGAACTGGTAGTAATCGAGTACCTCTCGGTGATGCCGCGTTCCCCGGTGAGTGATAGATAATAAGAGGTGAATTATGCCAATAGATTTCTTTGGTTTTAGTATAGGAAGAAAGCAACAATCGCCTTCGCCGAATTTAGACCCTTCTTTGGGTGTGAAAGAAGCGAAGTCGTTTGTTCCTCCCCTATTAGATGATGCAGGACTAGTCGATGCAGGCGGATACTTCGGAGCGTATCTTGATCTTGATGGTTCTCTTAAAACAGAATCCGAATTTATTGCAAAGTATCGAGAGATGTCTCTCCACCCAGAAGTGGAAAGTGCTATCGAAGATGTTTGCAATGAAGCGATTGTTCTTGATGATGAACGCAAACCAGTCGAGTTGATTCTTGATCAGGTTAATGTGTCAGATCAAATTAAGAAAAGGATGTATGAAGAATACGACCAGATTCTAAGACTTCTTGATTTTAGTAATCGTGGATATGAAATTTTCCGAAGATGGTTTATTGATGGTAAAGGATACTACCATATTATCATTGATAAAACCAATCCCAAAAAGGGAATAGTTGAACTTCGACCTATTGATGCACTTAAAATCAAGAAGATGGCAGAAGTACAAAAGGCAACAGACGAAAAAACAGGGACAAAGTATGTCAAAGGTGTTAGAGAATTTTACACCTTTAGAGACAACCCAACAGATCAAGAAGGTCTTAAACTTTCCCCTGAGTCCATTTGCTATTACCACTCAGGTCTTTTCGATCCACTCTCCAACCGGGCAATTAGTTATCTCCATAAAGCAATTAAACCACTCAATCAACTTCGCATGATCGAAGATGCCGTGGTGATCTACAGAATCTCCCGTGCGCCGGAACGTAGAATCTTTTATATCGATGTGGGTTCTCTTCCCAAGAATAAGGCAGAGGCATATGTTCGTGATCTTATGAACAGATACCGAACAAAACTAACATATGATGCGTCTACTGGTGAAGTTCGTGATGAGAAAAAGCACATGTCTATGCTCGAAGATTATTGGTTACCTCGTCGTGAAGGCGGCAAAGGAACCCAGATCGAAACTCTCGACGGTGGACAGAACCTCGGTGAGATGGAAGATGTTGAATACTTCTTAAAGAAACTTTATAAAGCACTCAGTATTCCTCAGTCTCGAATGGAAGCAGAAAACGGTTTCAATATGGGTAGGTCTTCTGAGATCACCCGAGATGAATTGAAATTCCACAAATATGTCGAACGACTTCGCACCAAATTCAATGGTGTCTTTACTCAACTACTCAAAACACAATGTATTCTCAAAGGTTTGATGAAAGAAGAAGATTGGTGGAAGGTCGAACAAGATCTTAAGTTTGAATATATCACTGATTCGTATTTTACCGAACTCAAGGACTATGAGATACTTTCAGAAAGACTAGATATATTACAGAGTGTTGGTGAACACATTGGTGATTATTACTCTAGAGAATGGGTCAGGCGAAATATTCTTCAACAAACCGAAAAGGATATGAAGCGAATGGATAAACAAATTCAGAAAGAGCGAGAACTTGGACTGATTAAGGATGACTCCGGAGGATTCTAATGCGATTTCTTATAGATCTAATTGAAAATAACGACAAGAAAGAGAGCAAGGTTCTAATCGAATCAATGATCTCTGATGTTGTTACTTCTAAATTTACAAAACGACGTTCTTCTATCTTGAATATTTTTGAAGAAGAGGGCGAAGCGACCCCCGAAGACATCGAAGGAACTCTCGACGATCCCATGCTGGATCCTAACTTCTCAAGAGAGTATTTCTTCAAGAGATTTAAGTATGAAGGCAAGGAGATTGTCCTCAAGAGATTAGGTCTTGGGCAAAACGCACCAACAATCACATACATCGACAAAGAGCGTTACGAGATTTTTTCTACACCCAAGCAAGCAGAAAAAGAAACAATTCGATACATCAAAGATGGTTCATTCGACGAGGCGATGAAAGAAAAAGAAGATAAAATCGCTGCTGTTGATGCCGGTAAAAAAGAAGAAGAAGACAAAAAGAAAAAAGAAGAAGAGAATCAGGAGAAAATCACAGATTCATTCGAGTATGTGGTTTCTTCCGAACGCCCCAGTATACTAACCTTCAGCAGCGGAGAAGAGAGAGTTATCACAGTTTCCGAGGCGACAGACGCATTGGAAATATTAAAACTACTAAATAATGAGAACGGAATAGAATTTTTAAATCGCTTATCTCATAGCAAAACATCTTATCTAGAAACATTAGACTTCTTTCTTGATAAGGTCCGAAAAGGAGTAATCTAATGGAAGTTGAAAATATTGTAAGAGCATTGGAACAAGGAAAACTCAATGATGCCAAAAACGGCATTGGTGAGGTTCTTCTTGGTAAAATTGCCAATTCACTAGAAGAAAAAAGAGAAACCCTCGGTGATACGTTAGTTACCCCAACAGATGTGCAAGAAGGTGACAAGGCAGAATATGAGGCATTCTTTAAGAAAGCAATGAAGAAGTTTGGTATCTCGTCTCCTGCTGATCTCAAATCAGAAGAAGAGAAGAAGAAGTTCTTCGATTACGTTGACAAGAATTATAAAGGCGAAAAGGAAGAAAACTGATGCTACTTATTACCGAAGTAAATGATAACGTCAACTTGATCACAGAAGGAACCGAAGGTTCCAAAGAATATCATATTGAAGGTATCTTTATGGAGGCAGGTAAGAAGAACCGCAACGGTCGTGTATACCCCCAAAAAGTTCTTTTCAATGAAGTTAAACGATACAACGAGGACTTTGTTTCAAAGAACCGAGGCATGGGTGAACTAGGTCATCCAGATGGTCCTACCGTTAACTTAGAAAGAGTTTCCCATATCATCAAGGAACTCAAGACTGACGGTGACAATATTATGGGTAAGGCAAAGATCCTTGATACACCATATGGTAAAATTGTAAAGAACCTAATCGACGAGGGCGTTAAAATTGGCGTTTCCTCCCGTGGGATGGGTTCTCTTAAAAACGTAGAAGGCGTAAATGAAGTCCAAGATGACTTCATGCTCGCCGCAGTAGATATTGTTGCTGACCCATCTGCTCCCAACGCATTTGTTGAAGGAGTCATGGAAGGCAAGGAATGGGTTTGGAACAACGGAGTTCTCAAACCTAGACACATTGAATCGTATCGTGACAGGATTCAAAAAGCATCGACTCGAAGTGAGATTCAAGAAGCGAAGTTGTATGCCTTCGCTGATTTCCTGTCAAAATTAATTTAATTATAGATATCAAAGAGTTAAACAAGGAGCAGACCATGACTCGTAAAGACCCACTTGAAACAGCGAAGGCAATCTTAGAAGGTAATACTTCGCTTACCGAAATGGACGATAAAGAAATGAAGAATGAAATGGCAGCAATGAAGGAAGCAATGATGAAGGATTTATCCGACAAAGATGCTTCTGAAGACGAAGTTGCCGAAATGATGGACAAGATGGAAGCAATGTCCTACAAAGAGATGAAGGAAATGATGGCAAAAGAAGGCATCAAATACGAAACCTACGTCTCTGAGGACGAAGTTGAAGAGGAAGTCGAAGTTGATGACGACCTTGAGGACATCGAAGAGGAAGAGGAAAAGGAAGTCGCTAAGACCAAGAGTGACGAACCCGATTCAACCCGTGCTGACACCGAAGGCGATCTTGAAACTCTCAAGAAAGCAAAGAGTGCTAAGAAGGTTGATGCTGGTAAGATTAAACCTTCCGCTGCTTCTGGTAAGATTGAGAAACCTTCTATGAAGGAAGATCTTGACGCTCTCTTTACTGGCGAAGAACTCACCGAAGACTTCAAAGAGAAGGCATCGGTCATCTTCGAGTCTGCTATCAACATGCGAGTCGAAGCACTCGTAGAAGAAATCGAAGCAGAACATACTGCTCAACTAGAGGAAGATAAGGAAGAGTTCCGCAACGAACTATCCGCTAAAATGGATGATTATCTTTCTTACGTTGTCGAAGAGTGGATGAAGGACAATGAACTCGCTATTGAGCGTGGTCTTCGTGGCGACATTGCCGAGTCCTTTATGACTGGTCTCAAGGGTCTTTTCGAGGATCACTATATTACTGTTCCTGATGACAAGTATGATCTCCTCGAAGGTCTTTATACTAAGGTCAGTGGTCTTGAAACCAAACTCGACGAACAGATTCAAAAGAACACAGAACTCAATAAGGATGCTATGGTTTCTCGCTGCATCAACGTCTTCGCTGAAGTCAGTGAAGGTCTTACCGATGCAGAAAACGAAAAACTACAGTCCCTTGCTGAAGGACTAGAATACGATTCGGAAGATCAGTTTAGAGATAAACTAACTGTCCTCCGCGAAAACTACTTTAATGATGTTTCAGAAACAAACGAACTCGCTAATGAAATTGTGGGTGACACAATCAATGAGTCGGCAGAAGAGGTACACGCCCCCTCCCTCGACGGTTCTATGAAGTTCTACTCTGATATGTTAACACGGTCTGCCATCGTAGAAAAGCAGACGAACTTTAAGGGTTGATACCCGGTAAATTATCTAAAGTATTCCAAAATAATTCAAAGGAGAATTCAAAAATGGAAAAGCAATTTGTTACCGAACAACTCAGAACTAAGTGGGCACCTGTCCTCGAACATGCCGACATGCCCGCAATTTCTGATGATTATAGAAAAAACGTCACTGCCATTCTCTTAGAGAACCAAGAGCAGTATCTCAAGGAAGCAGCACCCGCCAACTTTGGTTCGGGTCTTGCCGGTGGAGCAAACACCAACGGTGCTTTCAGTTCCGTCGCTGGTTTTGATCCAGTGCTTATCTCGCTCGTTCGTCGTGCGATGCCAAACCTAATGGCATATGATGTCTGTGGTGTTCAACCCATGAACGCTCCCACAGGACTCATCTTTGCCATGAAGGCAAACTACAAGCAGCAAGGTGGCGGTGAAGCACTCTTTAGCGAGGCAGCAACCGCTTTCTCTGCTACTGGCACTTCCTCGACGGCATCTGGGTCCACCGCTCCCGGTGGTGTTGGCGACGATCCTCTACTCGTCTTCGAGGTCGGTCAGTCAAACCAAGAGACCAAGTATAACGGATTCGATGGTATGTCCACCGATCAAGGTGAACGACTCGGTGGTGGCGGTGGTGATGATAACTTCAGTGAAATGGCATTCGTCATTGATCGTCAGTCCGTTACTGCTAAGACTCGTGCCCTCAAGGCAGAGTACACCACTGAACTCGCTCAGGATCTCAAGGCAGTTCACGGTCTTGATGCCGAAACTGAACTCGCAAACATTCTCAGCACTGAAATTCTTGCTGAAATCAACCGCGAAGTCATTCGTACCATCTACACCGGTGCTAAACTCGGCGCACAGCAACCAGACCTTCTCCACAAGGGTGCAGGTAATACTGCTCAGGCGATTGCTGCTGGTGCTTCTGCTGGTCTTAGTGGTCCGTATTCTAATGATGGTCTTCAAACACACGGTGGTATCTACGACCTTGAACTCGATTCAGACGGTCGTTGGTCTGCGGAACGCTTCCGTGGTCTGGTCTACCAGATTGAACGCGAAGCAAACGCAATTGCTAAGGAAACTCGTCGCGGTAAGGGTAACATGCTTATCACTACCTCAGACATTGCTTCCGCACTAGCAATGAGTGGTTTCCTTAACTTGACTCCAACTCCAAATGTTCCCAATATGCCCGATGATACTGCGAACACCTATGTTGGTACTCTCAACGGTAACATTAAGGTCTATGTTGACCCCTATGCTACCTCTGGTAAGGATTACTGCTGCGTAGGTTACAGAGGTACTTCACCTTACGATGCTGGTATGTTCTACTGCCCATACGTTCCACTCCAGATGGTTCGTGCGGTTGGTGAGCAGTCCTTCCAACCCAAGATCGGATTCAAGACTCGTTACGGTCTTGTAAACAACCCGTTCGTTGGTGCATCTGATCCACATGCTTCTGGTGCGGTTCGTAGCAACCAATACTACAGAATCTTCCGTGTTGATCGACTACACGGCGTATTCGGCACCAACGCCTGATACTGATTCTTAGGTAAACTGAACGGAACAGGGAGAGGGTAAAACCTCTCCCTGTTTCTTTGCCTACATACTTGTATGGCAACACCTCCAAAAAGACAAAATCCATTTGAAGGCAGTAACTTTGTCGCTGGGATGACATCTGGTAGAGAAAGTGCAGCGAAAGAATCTGTGCTTGATCGTCAACCGTCGTCGCAGAACTATATCTACCCACCTTACTTTCAATTTATTATTTCTGCTCTACCGCAGATGACATATTTTACAACGAAAGCAGCACTTCCTGATTTTGGATATGATTCTGCTTTAGTTCAAGATAACCGATTTGCTCAGATTAAACATCCTGCCAGTAAAGTGGGATTTGCTAATCTTGATATATCTTTCTTGGTAGATGAGGATATGGGTAACTGGAGAGAAATCTCCGACTGGATCAAAAGGACCACTGTAGTTGACAATCACTTTGATATTGATCCAAACAGTAAAGATCATTTCTGCGATGGTACTCTTATAATCACAAATAGTTCAATGCAACCAAATGTTGAAGTTACCTTTAGGAATATGTTTCCAATCTCGATCACAGGTTTTCAATTCGATAGTAGCGTCACAGAACTGACTCCTTTTGAATCTACAGCGACTTTCGCCTACGACTACTACGAAGTCAAGAAAATCTGATCTTTTCTCCTTGACTTGACCCAAATCCCTTGTACACTCTGAGTGTCAACGAAGGAAAAGGGAAGAAGTATTAGGACTTTAATATTATGAACTTTGATAAAATAAAGCAAATGGTTTTGCAGGATTGCGAAATCGACGAGACTCAACTGGACGCAGAATCGCTGCGACTCCCCCAGTTACATAACAAATATCTGAATATCTACTTGGACACGAAACTCATTCTAGAGAGAAAACAGAATGAATTCAATAAGTTACGTCGTTTAAAGTGGGAATATTATACAGGAAAAATGGATGCTGAGGTTCTCGAACATATGGGTTGGGAACCATTTGATCTAAAAATCCTCAAACAAGATATTGCAATTTATATGGATGGTGACGATGACCTGATTACCCTACAGGAACAGGTTCGTTATTATAAAGAGATATGTGCGTACCTAGATGCTACCGTCAAGGAAGTCACATATAGACATAATAAGATTCGTAATGCCATCGACTGGAAAAAATTCTTAGGAGGACAGTAATGTCATTTTATGATAATGATGAATTTGATTTTATCCAAATACTTGAGGATAATTTTTCTACTATAAAAGAAGAATTTCAAAACATCCCCAGTGATGAATTTAAAGAGTGGCACGAACATTCTCTCTACTCCGGTAATCAATGGAGTGTTTTTGGATTTTTATTTGAAGAACAATGGATGAATAGGGCATGGTGTCCAAATACATTCGATATTCTTAAAGGAATAAAAAACATAACAATCGCTGGGTTTTCAAACCTAGACCCCGGAACACATATTCGCCCACACACAGGTTACACCACTGAAGTTTTACGTTGTCATATGGGAATTATTGTTCCGGAGGGGGATTGCTGTCTACAAGTTAAAAATGAAACAAAAAAATGGGAAGAAGGAAAGTGTTTTGTTTTTGATGATACAGTAGAACACTCTGCTTGGAATAATACCGAGAGTAATAGAGTGGTTTTACTCATAGATTTCTTGAGACCAGAAAAGTTTCCAAAATGGTAATTAAAGGAAAAGTTGTTAAGGGTAAGGGGTTAGCGAGAACTCTCGGATTCCCCACTGTCAACATAACAAATGATTTAAACGTCCAGTCAAATGTATATTTTATAAACCACAAAGTTCATGGCATAGGATCTGCAATTGTTATGAAAGATTATTGTGAAATTCATTTCATAGAATCACCCTCGAATATTGAATCATACATTGAATGTGATGTTGATAGAGTATTGTTTGATGAGGATGACCCTCCAAGGGAAGGATTACTTTCTAGAGTATTATTTGATGGGATTATGAATGAGCGAAAACGCCAAACACTATAAGTGGACAGAATCAGTTAAGAACGATAGAGTTTATCACGAAGCAGATATGGGTGAGGGTAAAACTTTATTGATTACATACTCCAAAAAAGAAGGAGGTAACAGTCATATGTCCTTTGATATCAATGGGGATAAAAATTTCATGTCTGGTCTTAATAATTTCTATATGCTGTACGAAACACTATTCCAGTCATATTTTTCTTATCTTAAAAAATATCAACCAACAAAAACGGAGATGTATTTAGATCTCCGTAGTGAATTTGGTAGAAAAGCAGCACCAATCTACGAACGTCTTCTGAAAAGAAAATGGAACCAAAAGGCAGAGGAGATAGGATACACATTTGTTGGTGTTGAAATAGATGACGTAGATGATATGACTTTTACATGGATAAAAGATAATCCCTAAATAAAGGGATGAGTGACCTTTTAATAGAGAATGTTGATACGGTAAATGTTAGGGTTCGCTGTGAACGTAGTATCGCAAAAGAACTCTCTGATTACTTTACATTCAAAGTCCCCGGTCACGCCTATATGCCTGCGTACAGAAAACGCATATGGGATGGACAAATCAAACTCTACAACATGTTCTCTCAACAGATCTACGCAGGTCTTGAGAAGTATGTCCATCGCTTTGCAACTGAGCGTGGATACAAAGTAGAAGCAGAACCAAGAAAATCGCATTCATTCACCACAGACAGTGTTCGATCCTATATGGAAGATCATTTAACACTGTCTATTGGTGACAAACCTATCCAACCCCATGAACATCAGGTGAACGCCGTCACGCACGCTCTGAGGGACGACAGGGCGTTGCTAGTGTCTCCCACTGGTTCGGGTAAGAGTCTAATCATTTACGCTCTTATGCGTTACCATTTGGATAAAATAGAAAATAACAGAAAGATCTTGATCATCGTTCCGACCACAAGTCTGGTTTCGCAGTTGTACTCCGACTTCTCGGACTACTCCAAGATCTCATCGTGGCATGTGGATCAGAATTGTCACAAAGTTATGGCGGGTGTTCCTAAAGATGATATCAAACGAAGGGTAATTATCTCAACATGGCAGAGTATCCATAAACAACCAAAGGAATACTTCGATAAGTTTGCAGCAGTATTTGGTGATGAGTGTCACCTCTTCAAAGCAAAGTCTTTGACTGGTATAATGACTAAACTAGAGGACTGTCCAGTCCGTATAGGAACTACTGGTACGTTGGATGGTTCTCTCACACATAAACTGGTAATTGAAGGGTTATTTGGTCCTGTACATCAGGTCACAAAAACAAAAACGCTGATGGAAAGAAAACTCTTGTCAGAGTTGAAGATAGATGGTATACTGTTAAGACATAGCGAAAGAGTTCGCAATGAGATGAAGCGAAGCACATATCAAGATGAAATTGACTTCATCGTGCAGAACCAAGAACGGAACAAGTTTATCTGTGATCTTTCCTCGAACCTAAAGGGTAATACTCTCGTATTATTTCAGTTTGTTGAGAAGCATGGTAAACAACTGTACGAAATGATGGAAGCAAAGAATCCAGATAAGAGAGTCTTCTTTATACACGGCAAAGTAGAAGCAGATCTACGAGAAGAAGTCAGACGTATTGCCGAAAAAGTAGAGGATGCTATCATTATAGCATCATATGGTACATTTAGTACCGGTGTGTCCATCAAAAGACTACATAATATTGTGTTCGCTTCACCATCGAAGAGTAGAATTCGTGTGTTGCAGAGCATCGGTCGTCAGTTAAGAAAGTCGGAGCATAAAGATGTCGCAAAACTCTATGACCTTGCAGATGACCTATCTTGGAAAAAACACAAGAATCACACCCTTCGCCACTTTGAAGATCGACTTAAGATCTACGAAGGCGAGGGTTTTGAACACAAAATAATCAGAATCAATCTGAAGGAGGATTCACATGTCTAATAATTACAAAGTCCTTAAGTTACGAAGTGGCGATAGTATTGTCGCAGAAATTATTGAGAACTCAAAATCTCATATTCGTGTTAGTAGACCAATGGAAATTAAGTATATGCATTTTATTGATGCAATTGGTCGTAAACATGAAACCCTGATCCTTGTAGATTGGTTAAAATCAACAACAGTAAATACAGTTAAATTAGAAAAAAACTTCACTCTCGGAATATTTACTCCGAGTCCTGATGTTATTGAATCATATAATCAACAAAAAGAATTAGAGGATCATGGTGGGAAGATTCCATCAAGAAAATCTTTTGGTTTATTTAATAAACAAAACCAAGAAGGATTAGAAAGTTTAATAAACAAAATGGAAGAAGAGTTTAAAAACATAGACATGGATCGATTAGAAGAAATGATTCAGGATCAAGTTGATGAGGGTGCAGAGGAGTTAATAGAAGAGATTATGAATAATAATCAACAAGAGAGAATGATTGATGAGACATCTGATCCTAACTTCGGTACTAGTTATTGTGACTGGTCACCAAACATAGAAGATTATCTTTCTTAATTACTTTACAAACACTAATGTGTATGGTATACTTACAGTAAATAAGGTGTAACCCGATGAGCGATAAAGATAGTCACTATGTTGATAACCAAAAATTCCTAGAAGCAATGACCGAGTGGAAAGAGCAGATTAAAGTTGCTGAAGAAACCGGTGAAGGTAAACCACCTGTGTCTGAATACATTGGTGAGTGTTTTCTTTTGATTGCTGAAAGATTATCAATGCGAGCAAATTTTATTAACTACCCATTCCGTGAGGAAATGGTAGGAGATGCAATTGAAAACTGTCTTATGTATGCAAGCAATTTTGATCCTGCAAAATCAAAGAATCCGTTTTCGTATTTTACTCAAATCATCTATTATGCCTTTCTTCGACGGATCCAAAAAGAGAAAAAGCAAAGTTATATTAAATATAGAATTATTGAGTCTGCCGATCATATGGGAGACATTGCTAGAATTCTTGATCCAGAAAAAACTACAGGTAATCCATACGCAGAATTTTTCAAACTGACAACAAAGGACATAGACAACTTTACTCCTAAAAAGAAGAAGAAGAAGTCCTCTACCAAAAAGAAAAAGACTGATGGAGATGATAAATGCGAATCGCTATTTTAACTGATACCCACTTTGGTGCGAGAAATGACTCGCAGCAATTCTTAGATTATTTTCTTGGTTTCATTGAGAACCAGTTTCTACCAGAGTGTGAGAAACAAAACATAGACACCGTGTTGCACTTGGGAGATCTTATGGATCGCCGCAAGTTTGTCAATTTCAATACACTTAATCAAGTTCGTGAGAGGTTCATCGAGAAACTCGAAGAACGAAATATTAAGATGTATTGTCTTATCGGTAACCACGACACCTATTATAAAAATACAAACGAGGTCAATTCATTAACAGAATTGTTTGGTAAGAGATACGAATGTTTTATTCCTATTGATCAACCCACAGACATCTGCCTCGGCGGAAAAATGTTTGGTATGGTTCCGTGGATAAACAAAGAGAATAAAGAACAGTGTGACCATTTCTTAAAAAATAGTAAAGCAGATATCGTGTGTGGTCACTTTGAACTATCTGGTTATGAAGTTCTTCGGGGTGTTAAGTTTGATGGTGGTATGAGTGATAATCTTCTTCGTCGGTTTGACGAAGTGTGGTCTGGTCACTTTCACATGAGGCACAGTAAAAATAATGTTCGATATCTAGGAACACCCTATCAGATCACATTCTCGGATCTCCACGAACAAAAAGGATTTTATGTCTATGACACAGAGTCTGGAGACTTAGACCACATTGAGAACGATGAGAGAATGTTCCTACATATTGATTACACAGATGAAACTAATATTGATGACTTGTCTGAATATGAAAACAAGTATTTGAAATTGTTTGTGCGTGAAAGAAAAAGTCAAAGTAAATTTGATACCTTTGTTGATAACCTTTATGATGCAAAAGTAGGTAGTCTGACTATCATCGAGAATGATGATTCCTCTGTTATAGAAGATACAGAAGTAGCAGACATGTCACTGGACACGTTGTCCTTGATTTACAAAGAAGCAGAAGATTTCTATGAAACTATAGAAGGAATTAATGTTTCTAGATTAAAGAGACTCATAGAAGAAATTTACATGGAGGCATTATCCCAATGAGCGAATCAGAAGGTTTAGGAGACACAGTAGAAAAAATTATCACCACTGTTGGTAATGTTACCAAGATAGAATGGATCAGGAAAAAGAAGGGGTGTGATGGTTGCCGTAAACGAAAAGAGGCACTTAATAATGCATTCCCATATAAGAAATCAGAAACTACGTCAAAATCAGAAGAAGAACCCTGTACCGATTGTGAAAAAAAGAAAAAGAAAAAGGGTGGATGTAGTTCCTGTGGAAAGAATAAATGATTAGATTTCATAATGTGCAGTTCAAAAATTTTGGTTCGTTCGGAAACACTCCTACCGAAATTAATTTAAATAGACACAGATCAACTCTAGTGTCTGGTATGAATGGTCACGGAAAGTCTTTCGCTCTCCTTGATTCTATTACGTTTGCCCTGTTCGGGAAACCATTCCGTAAGATTAATATTCCTCAACTGGTAAACTCTATTAATGAAAAAGACTGTTGTGTTGAAGTTACATTTTCTGTTGGGGAAGATGAGTATCAAGTTATTCGACAACTTAAACCAAAGAAGTTTGAGATTATTAAGAACGGAAACTTGATTGATCAAAACGCAAAGGCAAAAGATTATCAACGAATGCTTGAGGAGAATATTCTCAAGATGAACTACAAGTCTTTTACTCAGGTGGTTATTCTCGGCAGTTCGTCGTTCGTTCCGTTTATGCAATTGACTGCTGCCGACCGACGAGAAGTTATCGAGGATGTTTTGGACATCCAAGTTTTCTCCGACATGAATACTGTATTAAAGACCAGAGTCTCTCTTAAGAAAGAGGAGATTAAGGATCTAGACAATAAAGCAGAACTCTTAAAGTCTAAGATCGAGATTGTTGAAAATCATATTGCTTCTGTTAAAGAAGCAGATGACTCTAAAATTTCTCTTTTAGAAGAAGAACTAGAAGTAACCGATGCACTGGTAGATTCAAATGAATCAGTGGTCAGTGGTCTTCTGGATGAACAAAAAGAATTGATTGACAAGACAGGTGATATTGATTCTGTTAAGTCGTCGTTGTCTAAGTTTGAGAATATGAAAACTATTATTAAGAAGACACATGACAATAACATCAAGAAGATAACTGATATGCAAGACATGGAACAGTGTCCGACCTGTACACAGGGTGTTCCTGATTCTGTTAAATCTAAACTTATTGGAAAGTTTGAGGCAAAGCGTGATGAATTTGTTGCTGGTCTAGAAGACATCACTGAAAAAATTAAAAACAAGAACGAAATGTTGGATGACTTAAAAAATCTTTCGACCCGAGCGAAGGAAGTTCATGAGCAAATTGTTCAACGACGAAGCGACATTGACTCAAGCAAAAAGTATTCAAAGAAACTTACAAAAGAAATACAGGATATCCAAAGTAAGTCTGCACAATCGGACAACACCGAAAATGCCACGGTATTGAAGAAGTATAAAAAGGATATGGACAGCGTTGGTGAGGAAAAGAACAAATTTAAAGAGGATGCTTTGCTCCTTGGTTGTCTTGGTAATCTACTGAAGGATACTGGAATCAAGTCTAAGATCATCCGTCACTACCTCCCAATCATGAACAAACTTATTAATAAGTTTCTAACTGACATGGGATTTTTCGCCCAGTTCTCTCTTGATGAAAACTTTAATGAAACAATCAAGAGTAGACACCGAGATCAATTTAGTTACATGTCTTTCTCTGAAGGAGAAAAGATGAGAATCGATCTTGCTCTACTCCTAGCATGGAGAGAGATCGCTCGACTTAAGAATAGTGCAAATACTAATCTATTAATTCTAGACGAAGTGTTTGATTCTTCCTTGGACTCAGTGGGGACAGAGGAGTTCATGAAGTTGATGAGCGTTCTCAGTGCGAATACGCATGTGTTTGTGATCAGTCATAAGTCTGATCAACTCGTAGATAAATTTGATAATCAGATTACCTTCGTGAAGACTGGTAACTTTAGTAAACTAACTGGATAATGCAAGAAGGTCAAAGATCAAAATCGTTGCTCCGCTACCCCGGCGGAAAGTCATACGCCATTAGTGCGTTGATGCCATACTTCCCGACAGACATCACCGAAATGGTTTCTCCGTTCTTCGGGGGAGGTTCTCTTGAATGGGAGTGTGCATCCAGAGGTATCACCGTTCATGGTTATGATATCTTTGAACCACTAGTTAACTTCTGGCAACACGTTCTTAATCACAAAGAAAAACTATATGCTCGTATATTAGAGTTTCCTATTCCTCTTCCCAAGGAGGAATTTTATCGTATCCAAAAAGAATATGATAATCTAGAGAACCGATTAGAGAAGGCAGCACATTTTTATCTTTTAAACAGAACTAGTTTTTCTGGAACAACTTTCTCTGGAGGAATGTCTCCTTCACAGAAGAACTGGAATCCTAGATGTATAGAAAAGTTAAAGAAATTTTCACTAGGTGGACTTTTTGGATCATCTGGTGACGTGACAGTCGGTTGCGAAGACTTTAGTGTTTCTATGGAAAAGCATAAAGATATCTTTGCCTACATGGATCCCCCGTATCTTTTAGATAATTCTACTTTATATGGTGACCGAGGAAGCACTCATAAAGATTTTGATCATATGCAATTCTATAATAGTGTAAAAGATATGAATGCCAAGTGGGCGGTATCATATAACGACCACCCAGAACTACTGGAACTCTACAAAGACTACAATATACACACCCCAACATGGAGATATTCTATGAAATCAAAAGGCGGGTGTAAGGAATCATATGAAATATTGATTACCAATTACTGATTGAATTAAGGACTTGACAAGAGTCCTCCTTTGAGGTATACTACACCTATGAACATCTTCGTACTTGATAAAAATCCAATTAGAGCAGCAAAGATGGCGTGTGATAAACATGTCGTAAAAATGATTTTAGAGTCAGCACAGATGCTGTGTTCGGTTCAACCAGAAGGAACCGCTCCCTACAAAAGATCTTTTTATAACCACCCGTGTACAAAGTGGGTTCGTGAATCTGATGCAAATTATGATTGGTTAATTGAGCATGGACTTGCTTTGTGTCGAGAATATACTTGTCGATATTTTAAGCACCATAAAAGTGAAAAGGTAATCGAATGGTGTGATGAAAACAGACCTCAACTTCCTTATATTGGACTCACACCACATCCAACGTGTATGCCAGATAAGTACAAGGTAGATTGTGCGATTGAGTCGTACAGAAATTATTACAATGGTGAGAAAGCATATTTTGCTAAGTGGAAGAATGTTGATACACCCACTTGGTTTACAGGAGTATTTCAATGAAACATGAAACAGTGTTAGTCACAGGTGGTGCAGGGTATATCGGATCACATGCAGTCCATGCCCTACTGGCATCGGGCAGAAAAGTTGTTGTTATTGATAAAGATACTAAGGCATGTGAGAATCTAAGAAAAACATTCTCTAGACGAAAGAATAAACCACAAATACACAACTGTGACATTGATAACGATGTGTGGGTTAATGGTATTCTTGAAAACGAAAAACCATCGGCAGTGATGCACTTCGCCGCAGATATATGTGTTCCTGAATCTGTTCAGAATCCTTTGAAGTATTATAATAATAATACTGCTAAGACTATTAGTTTTGTAGAAAAACTTATTAGGAATGGAGTTCATCGATTTATTTTCTCTAGCACCGCAGCGGTGTATGGGATGCCTCAGAACGCAGACAATATTGTAGAAAAAACCGTGTGTCAACCAATTAATCCGTATGGACAATCCAAACTAATGGTTGAGCATATTCTGAAGAAAGTTTCAGATTCTATTCCAGCATTTGAATACACTTCTTTTAGATATTTTAATGTCGCAGGATCTCATATTGATGGAAAAGTCACTGATGTTCGGTGGACGGAAAAACTCAACGTAGTTCCTACCTTTATCTCCCGGATTCTTAGTGGGAGTCAAATTTATGTTTATGGTACAGATTATAATACTCCAGATGGGACTGCTATTCGAGATTATATTCATCCAGAAGATATTATTTCCGCACACATGATTGCACTTGACGCGGAAGTTACCGGTGTGTATAATCTCGGATCTGGTCAGGGATTTTCTGTGTGGAATATGATTGAAAATTTTGTTTCCGTTACAGGAGAAGAGTTAGATGTAATACATAAACCACGGAGAACAGGAGACCCCGAAGTCCTAATTGCAAACTCTGACAAGTTTAGAAATATTACAGGTTGGGAACCAAAATATACCCTAAAGGAAATGGTTGCCACTGCATGGAAGGCGTATGGTAGATGAAAATGAAACGTGATTATATTAAAAAGGCGTATGGTTCAGAACCAGAATGGGATAAAGATATTCCACTAGAAGAGGTTGATGCAGGAGATGTTCTATCTTCAATCAACTGGTATGTCACTACATCAGATAAGAGAAACTATAAAAAGTGGACTCTTGAGTGGATGAAGGACAAGAGAAGTTCTTGGACAGATGAAGATATTGATTTTGCAAAAAGATCTTCTCTAAAAGAATTTAGATCATACGGTCACTACTGTAGGATGCTTTCCCGTGGATTTCCGCATATCAACCAACTCACGGATGTGGTTGAAACTTATATTACTAAACTGATTGGTCTTGGTAAGTCTAAGAAGGCATCTCGTTCTGAAAAGGTTGTAATCTCTCCACAAGAGAGAATGAAAAATCAAGTCACTGAACTTGCAGGAGAGATGATGGGTCTATGTGATTCGGTCAATGAATCTCTCATGAACAAGACGGATGACCACAAGAAAATTAACATCTACAAGTGGTTAAGTCAAAATAATGTTGGTTATCGCCAAGCAGAAATGCTTTCTTTGGTGTTCGCTCCTGCACTAGCAGAACTGGATGAACTTCTGAAAGGCAAAGACGAGCAACTGATGGAGGGTTATTCTTACCTTGGAAAAAGACAACAGAAACAACTTTATAAGTTCATGGATGGTCTTGTTTCTGACTGTATGAGATATCATGCAGATAACAAGACAACCCGGAAGAAGAGAAAAATCGATCCAACGAAGGTTGTTTCTAAAGTACAATATGAAAAGTCGTCAAAAGAGTTTGGAATCAAAAGTATCGATCCTGTCGATATATTAGATTCTTCAAAAGTCGCAGTTTATAGTACCAAGTACAACACTTTGAGTGTATACTATGCATGTGTAGGACAGACCCTCTCAATCAAGGGAACTACCATTCAAAACTTTGATTCAGAAAAGTCTGTATCTCGAACGATTAAGAAACCAAAGGATCTTATTAAAACAATTAAGAACCAGAGTACACTTGATAAGGTTTGGAACTCTCAGCATAGTATGATCAAGAGTCCAAACGGAAGACTAAACGCAAACACAGTAATTTTGAAAGTTTTTTAAATGATTCTCCTCGATACGAACCAGTTGTTTCTCGCCTCCTATTTTGTACACCGAAAACTCCACGAAGAACTAGATGAACATATGCTCAGGCATTTGTTTATGAACACTATTCGTATGTACCGAAAACAATTCAAAGATGAGTACGGAGAAGTAGTTCTCTGTCTTGAGTCTTCTGATTGTTGGAGGAAAGAAGTTTTTCCAAACTACAAAGCAAATAGAAAGAAGAAAGTCAAGGATGATTCTCATGACTGGAATCAAGTCTTCGGGTTGTTTGAACAATATCTTTCTGAGATCAGTGAAGTGTTTCCTTACATGCAACTTCGCGTACCACACACAGAAGCAGATGATATTATTGCCGTAGTGTGTCAGCAGTTCCATTGTGATGAAAAGATTATGATCTTGTCTAATGATAAGGACTTTATGCAACTGCAAAGATATCCTTCAATTAAACAATATAGTCCTATCAAGAAGGAATTGCTTGAGTGTAGGAATCCTAAAGATTTTCTACTAGAACATATTCTAAAGGGAGATACCTCGGATGGTATTCCTAATATTCTATCTGATGGAGATACGTTTATTGTCGATGGCAAAAGACAGAAACCAGTTGGAAAGAAGCGAATGATGCAAATGATTTCTGATGGTAAACTCTCACAAATGGAAAATTGGAAACGTAACCAAACACTGGTTGACTTTACTTGTATTCCTGATACAATACGAGATGAAATCATTAGGACATATAAGAATGAAAAAAGTATTCGAGAAAATCAAAGACAAGAAATCAAGATCCGTCCGGGACAGGGACTGTTTAGTAATGCATCAAATTTCCTCTTGGAGAAGAAGTTGAATAATTTACTAGATCTGGCAGGCGATTTTGTATGAAAAAGAAGAAGAAGGATCGTCCCCGTGAAGGTGAAGGTCGTTTCGATGACCACGACTATCATGGATATTACAAGTCCGCAAGAAAAAGTGAAAAGCGGAATCGAAGGCATAACGCAAAGAACAATGTCCGAGACATTGCCAAAGGGGGAATGACCCCCGAGGAATATGAGGATTACTACAATCATGACAACAACTGAAACGACAACTAAAATGAAACTATCAAAACAATCAATCGACATTCTAAAAAACTTCAATGGAGTAAATGCAAATCTCCATATCGTTCCCGGTAGGGATCAGGTTACTGTTTCTCCCATGAAGAACATCATGGTCGAAGCAACATTCGAGGAAGATTTTCCCTCCGAGTTTGCTATCTGGGATCTGAGTAAGTTCCTCGGAACAATTTCTTTGTTCGAGGATCCTGAACTAGAATTCCACGACAAGCATGTAACCATCTCTAGTGGTTCTACTGACGTTGTGTATCACTATGCAGAACCGAAACTCGTTAAGGGTTGTAGACCCGACCGAGAATTTAATATGCCAGAAACCGTTGTTCACTTCGATCTCTCAAACAGAGAATTTATTGAACTTCAACGTGCGTCTGCTGTTCTCCGTCTTCCCGATCTTTGTATTACGGATAATGATGGATCTATTGATCTCATCTCGATGGACAAGAATGATGTAACTAGTAACCGTTACTCTATCACCGTTTCAGAAGAAGCACCTGATGCTTCTTTCAAGATGTATCTTAAGAGTGAATATCTTAAGTTGCTCCCCGGTGATTACTCGGTCGCTATTTCGGATAAGGTTGTGAGTCGTTTCACAAATAACGATATCAATCTTACTTATTACATTGCTCTTGACTCGGACTCCGTATACAATGGTTGAAACTATGACAGAAGAATTTTTGTGGGTTGAAAAGTATCGCCCCCAGACAATTGAAGATTGCGTTCTACCTGAAGAACTAAAAAAGTCCTTCATGGAAATCGTCGAGAGTGGGGAGATGCAGAATCTCCTCCTCTCTGGCGGTCCCGGTTGTGGCAAGACTACCGTTGCACGGGCATTGTGTGATGAACTAGATTGTGATCATATCGTAATCAACTGTTCAGAAGATGGGAACATTGATACACTTCGCACGAAGATCCGAAACTTTGCTAGTACGATTTCTCTATCTGAACGGAAGAAGGTTGTGATCCTAGATGAGTTCGATTATTCAAACGCTCAGTCTACACAACCAGCACTTCGTGGTTTTATCGAAGAGTTCTCAAAGAACTGTCGGTTTGTTCTGACATGTAATTACAAGAACAGGATTATCGAACCACTTCATTCACGATGCACATGTATCGACTTCCGTTTTGGTGCAAACGAAAAGAAGCAGTTGATGCCTTCTTTCTTAAATCGCATTGAGTTTATTCTAAATGCAGAAGGCGTTGGTTATGACCAGCGAGTTATTGCCAAGTTGATCACTCGCTATGCTCCAGACTGGAGACGTATTATCAATGAGTGTCAACGCTATGCAGTCGGGGGCGATATTGATGTGGGTGTTCTCTCCGAGTCGGGCGATGTTAAGGTCGTAGAATTGATGAAGTATCTTAAAGACAAGGATTTCACCAGCGTCCGTAAGTGGGTCTCTACCAATATCCACAATGACCAGAGTCTAATCTTCCGGAAGATCTATGACTGTCTTTATGAAAAGATGCAACCGCAGTCTATTCCGAGTGCAGTTCTGATTCTTGCAGATTACCAATACAAGGCAGCGTTTGTTGCTGATGCCGAGATTAATCTCACCGCATGTCTTACTAATATCATGATGGAATGTGATCTGAAATGACCTATTCGCAATTTGGACAAGATGATAAGATTTTAGAAATATTTGATGGTATTACAGATGGATATTTTTTGGATGTGGGCGCACATTCAAGTGGAGAGGATACTCTTTTATTGGAAGAACTGGGGTGGTCTGGAATTTGTATTGAACCATTGGATAAGGAATTTTCTACACTAGTAAGTAAACGAAAATGTATTTGTAAGAATATATGTATTGGTGATAAGAACGGAGAAGTTGATTTTCTCATGAATGAAGGATATACTTCTGCACTAAGCGGTGTACTAGAGTATTATTGTGATGCCCATAAACAAAGAATACAAACCGAGAAGAATAGTATGGGAGGACAAAGTTTTCTTATTAAAAGAGAGATGAAAACACTAACAACTCTTTTAGATGAAGAAAACGCCCCGTCACATATTGAAGTGTTGAAGATAGATGCTGAAGGTGGAGAATTTTCAATTCTCTCTGGTATTGACTTCTCAAAGTATACATTCGACTTAATTACTATCGAAGGAAATTATCAAGAAGAAGTTGATCGGTGTGTTTCTCTTCTCTCCGAGAATGGGTATTCGTTTTTAAAGTTTGTTGGAATAGATATATTTTTCGGGAGAACCAATGAATCTGAGTGAAGTTCTTAATTCAGTCAACTACAACAAAGAGGATATATTCCAAGATCTGCCCGATGTGACAGAGAAGGAATATGTTCCCTTTGTTGTTAACAAGTGTTTGTCGTATTTTCCTGACACGATTATACAGGCAAACAACATGAATATGCATCATGGAATTGATCCTAAGATGCAGTATCATTATCTGAAAAATTCAATCAGGAAGAGGAAAAGATTCTCTAAGTGGAATAAAGCGACTACTCCAGAGAGTCTGGAACTTGTCAAGAAGCACTATGGATATTCTAACCAGAAAGCAGAGGAGGCACTTAGAATCCTCACTCACAAGCAGTTAGAACACCTTGAAAACCTACATAAAGGAGAATCGTAATGATTTAATTTCAATAAGGTGAAAAACATGGATGAGAAAATAGAAGTTGAAGATCTCATCGAAGTGACTTTGAACTCCGATGAAGACTTCTTAAAGGTGAAAGAGACACTAACAAGAATTGGTGTTGCTTCACGAAAAGACAAAAAGTTGTATCAGTCTTGTCATATTCTCCACAAACGAGGAAAGTATTATATTGTACATTTCAAAGAATTGTTTTCTCTTGATGGTCTGAGATCAGATTTTTCCGAAGAAGACGAAGGAAGAAGAAATGCAATTGTTGGGTTACTTGGTGAATGGGGACTGGTCAATATAGTTGATGTGAATAAATGTTCCGAACCGATGACCCCAATAAGTAAAATTAAGATTATCAAATATTCCGAAAGGAATGATTGGGAATTGTGTCCTAAATATCATATAGGAAAGTCGAGATAAGTTCGCTATGAAAATTGATCTTTGTAATGTTCCAGTGAGGTGGATTAATGTTGATACCGCCACCGAAAATGCTAAATTAATGGAAGAGTTGTTCGAGCGACTAAGTATGAAAAATACTAGTCGCTTTTCTGCAATCACGAATGTCGATCCCCATGAGGGAGTTCGTCCCGGAGAAGAACACTATAGGAATTGTGCGGAGTCACATTTTGCTATTCTCCAAGAAGCAATCGATAATAAATCTTTTCCTGTTTTGATTCTCGAAGATGACGTAGATATTGAAGAGTCTGTCTTTACTACGAACCTAGACAATATTCCAGATGATGCTGATGCTATTTACATGGGAACTTCTCATGGAGACAATAGGTATTCTGCTAAGGATGTCGGTGGTGGGTGGATGAAAATTGAAAGAGTATTTGCCACACATTCTATCATGTGGTTGAATGAAAAGATGGCAAAGGAAGTAATTGAAACAGGGAAGAGGTGGATCTATGAGAGGAACCATCCATTTGATGTGGGTATTGCATATGAACTACAACCAAAGTTCAACGTATACGCACCACATGTTCCTTTCTTTTTTCAAGCAGACGCGAAGAATAACAAAAACAAATGGGAGTCACTTACAAGAACTCCTCTTAGGAGAGAGAAGAAATTCTCGGTATTTTCAATATGAAAACAATAAGTTTTAATTTACTGGGTGACTATGGTCGCTTGGGAAACTCAATGTTTCAATGTGCTGCTGTGATAGGATCTGCGAAACATTCGGGACATGAACCAGTTTGTAATATTTCTAATATACCTCTTATTAAAGAGTGTTTTGAACTTGAATATATACGAGATGGAATAACTGATCCTGATTTTTTTGTATATGAAGATGATGATGGTACATACGTCAATGAGGCAGAAGACTTTCCACCACAATACAGCATTGATCTCCGGGGTTATTTCCAAACAGAAAAATATTTCAGAAATGCTAAGAATGAGGTTCGAGAAAATTTTAGTTTTAAACAACACATTAGGGATATTGCTATCAATAAAATTCCAGAAGATGTTTGTGTTTCTGTACATGTACGCCGTGGTGACTATGTTGTATTGGGCAGTTATCATCCTACACAACCTGTCGAATATTATCGAGAAGCACTATCTTTATTTCCAAATCATCGTCCTGTATTTTTCTCTGACGATATTGCTTGGTGTAAAGAAAACTTTTCGGATATACCCGGAGCAATCTTTACAGAAAATGAAAATACATTAAATCTCAGTGCTGCGTTGAATTCTGATATCTCTGGTTATGTTGATATGTGTGCAATGTCTTTTTGTAATGATCATATTATTGCCAACAGTAGTTTTAGTTGGTGGGGTGCTTGGTTGGGACAGGGTAATGTTGTCGCACCAAAAAACTGGTTTGGTCCTGCAATTAGTAAAAATCCTAATGATATTTGCCCTGACCACTGGACTTTGATATAAAGAAGTTGACAGGTAATACATTATGTGGTATACTTATAAACTATGACGATACTCAGTTTTAACAATACAGGACAAAACAGTCTTGGGTGGAGACTTGGAAATCAGATGTTCCAGTATGCAAGTCTTCTCGGTATTGCAACAAAGAATGAATTGACTCCCTACTTTAATATTACAGACACATATTTGGGTGACTGTTTTAAACTTGGTGGTGTGGTTAACAAAGTTCAAGAAGAAGAACATTATAATATTTTTGATGGTAATCCCTACTTCAACCCCGGACTATTTAATTTAGACAACAATTTAAACTTTGATTTAAATGGATATCTTCAAACAGAAAAGTATTTCTCACACTGCGAAACACAGGTTAAAAAAGAGTTTCAGTTTAAAGATGACATAGAGGATCGAGCAAAAAAGTTTCTACCAGAAGGTCAACTCGTATCCTTACATGTGAGACGAGGGGACTACCTAAACAAACCAGACTATCATACAAACTTACAAATTGCATATTATGAAAGTGCAATGGAAAAGTTTAAAGACCATAGTCCTATTATATTTTCTGATGATATTGATTGGTGTAGAGAAAATTTATCTCACATATCAAAAGAAGTGCATTTTTCGGACAACCCACCTGAAGATGGAAACACTGGTGTATATGATGATCTTTGTATGATGACCATGTGTGATGGACATATTATTGCTAATAGCAGTTTTAGTTGGTGGGGTGCTTATCTTGGAGGTGGGACTACTGTTGCTCCTGTACATTGGAATGGTCCTGATGCTCCTCAGAATTTTCAAGATATCTATCTTAAGGAGTGGATTCTTTTATGATTGATTCAGATAAAATTTTAGTAACAGGCGGTGGTGGTCTGGTTGGTTCTTGTGTGACAGGAACCCACAAACCTCGATCAAGTGAAGTTGATCTCATGAATTTCAATGAGATCGATTCATACATTCGTGACAATAATATTGATTATGTTGTTCACTGTGCAGCAAGAGTCGGTGGTGTCAAAGAAAACTCTGAGAAACTAGGAGAGTTCTTTTATCAAAATATACAGATGAACCTCAATCTACTTGAGGCATGTAGGGTGAATAATGTTAAGAAGGTAGTCTCAACACTAACCACTTGCATTTTCCCTGCCGAAGCAACATACCCTCTCACATATGATCAACTCCACAACGGAGAACCACATGAATCAAACTACGGTTATGCATATGCCAAGAGGATGTTGGAGATCAACTCTAGAGCATACCGAGATCAGTATGGGATGAACATTGTTAATATTATTCCATGTAACGTATACGGTCCAAGAGATAATTTCAATGTTCAGGAAGGACACGTTGTTCCGGGTTTGATTAACAAAGCATATCATGCAAAATGGAGTGGATCACCTCTCCAAGTATGGGGTGATGGTTCTCCGCTCAGAGAATTTTTGTACTCTGAGGATCTGGGGAAGATCATGGACTGGGTTCTACATAATTACAATGATCCAGAACCGTTGGTTGCCTCGCCAGACGAGGAAATCTCAATTGGACACGTTGCCGAAAAACTTAAGGAAATTTATGGGTTGGACGAACTTGTGTTCCAAGACGACATGCCTATGGGTCAACTAAGAAAACCATCAGACAATAGTAAACTAAAGAGTCTACTAGACTTCGAGTTTACATCGTTTGATGATGGACTAGAAAAAACCGTATCTTGGTTTGACAATAATTATGAAAGTGCTAGAAAATGAAAACTTGGAAACTAATGGACAAAGCAATCACTGCCGACCAGCGGGAAAGATTGTCAGATTTCATACTAAATGAAGACAAGTTTTCTCAGGGAAAATATGTCCGAGAGTTTGAAGAAAAGTGGTCTGCATGGCAGGGTTGTAAGTATTCTGTCTTTGTTAACTCGGGATCATCTGCAAATTTTCTAGCAGTCCATGCTATGGAACGTCGAGGAGATGGACGAGATATGTGGGTCTCTCAAGCGTGTACATGGGCAACTACTGTCAGTCCAATCATGTTGTCTGGAAATAACCTACAGTTGTGTGACGTAAACATTCCCACACTGTCACCCAACATAGATTGTTTGAATCTTGTAATTGATAGAATGAAACCAAACTATCTTTTTCTCGCAAACCTTCTAGGGTTTTCTGCACTAAGTGATGATCTACTACAGATCTGCGATGAAAATAAAATTACCCTCCTTGAAGATTGTTGTGAGTCTCATGGAGCAACATTTAAAGGAGAGAAGGTAGGTAATTTTGGAAAGGTTTCTACGTTCTCTTTCTTTTATGGTCATCATATGACAACCATTGAAGGTGGTATGTGTTGCACAAACGACGAAGAAGTTTATGAAAAACTCCTCCTACTAAGATCACATGGACTACACCGAGAACTTCCAGAAACATCAAGAGAGAGGTATGAAGATAAACTTGTAGATGAAAATTTTACTTTTCTTACTCCGGGTTTTAACGTAAGATCTACAGAACTAAATGCTTTGCTTGGAATTATGCAATTGGAAAATCTAGATGAAAATATTCAAATCCGAAAAAACAACTTTGAGATTTTTGCCAGAGGACTAGATCCAAATCGCTTCTATGGTGATTTTGATATTGAAGAAAATTCTAGTTTCTGTTTTCCAGTTATTATGCGAAAAGAGACACCTGAAAATTTAAGAGAAGAACTCAGTAGGATGGGAGTGGAGACTCGACCAATCATTGCCGGGAATCTATTTCGTCATCCTTTCATGGATCGTGTCTCACAGTTTAGATTTGATGACAACGCAGAGATTGTTCACAATCATGGTTTCTATGTTGGTAACAACCACAACGTGAAACCAGAGGACGTTAGTTGGTTGGTTGATTTTTTGAATGAGGTTTGATCATGAAAGTTTTAGTAATGAACATAGCGACAAACAAATACACACAGTTTGTCGATGATTTTTATAAGTCGTGTGAGCAGTTTTTCCTTCCCAATGTCGATGTGAGTTATCTTTTGTTTACGGATAACATGGACTTTGATACTACAGTTAATGTGCCTTTTAGAAAGAGTTATGTTGAGCATAAACCATTTCCAGAACCAACACTAAAAAGATTTCATTACTTCCTACAGGAACGAGAGTATATCGAGACGTTTGATTATGTCTTCTACTCTGATGTTGACATGAAATTTGTTCGACCGGTTGATCCCTCTGAAATTTGTTCAGATCTAACTCTCACAATACATCCTCTGATAAGAAAAAAAGAACAATTTACATACGAAACAAATCCTGAAAGCACTGCCTTTATCGACCCAACCAGAGAAGGTGACCATTATTTTTGTGGTGGTTTCAACGGCGGATCTTCCAAAACATTTATGCAGATGTCAGATAATCTTTCTAATAACATTGACAAAGATGAAGAAAGAGATATACTTGCGGTGTGGCATGATGAAAGTCATATAAATCGCTATGCGATAAACAATCCCCCAACGAATATAGTTGATTGGTGTGTTACTGATTGGTATTGGGGTAGAACAGGACAAGGTAAACTAATTTGTTTATCTAAAGACCACGCGGAGATTAGATCATGAAATTAAATTTAACAGAATTGCCAGTTGTTTATATTAACCTCGACAGAGACTCTGAAAAAAGACAGAGTATGGAAAAGATTTTTGATGAACACGGATTCAAAAACGTCCATAGATCTCCGGGGGTAATTGTTCCAAATGAACATGTATGCGTCGGCATATCTCACGCCTTTAGAGATGCGTTTGAGTTGGCGTTCTCCGTCAGTGATGGAGGTCCATTCTTGATGTTTGAGGATGATTTGGTTACAAGACCTTCTTTCAGAACAGAAATTGATATCCCGGATGATTATGACGCATGTTATCTTGGGATTTCTACATGGGCAAGAGTTAATGGAATAAGCGGTCCTTATTTACGGGGTGCCGATCTTCCCGACCGGTCTGACTTGATTCGTATCTATAATATGCTATCAGGACACGCTATACTTTATAGTGGAAATGAATATTCAAAAGTTATTCATGCTAAGATGACGAAAGCAATACAAGATAAAACATATCAAGACATTGAGTTTGCCGAAACTATGGGCAACTATAATGTTTATGCGTTCACTGATCCCTTTTTCTATCAATCGAGCAGCGAGAACGTGACTAATCTCACACTAAGTAAAAGCACAGTATGATAGGTATATTTCACGCAGGACAATTAAATAATAATGGTCCCGGCAAAGTAGCAACTAATCTAATCAAGGGTCTAAAAAGACTTGGACACACGGTAGTAGAAAACCAAGAGGGCGATTATACCGGTTGTCTTGCATCATGGTCCCCCCGATTCAAGGATCTACCGAAAAAAACTTTGGTTGGACCAAATTTAGTTGTGCTTCCTACAGATGACCCTGAAATTTGGAGTTTGTTTAATAACTTAATTGTTCCATGTGATTGGGTTAAGAACTATTTTAACCACTTTCCGCTGACAAGAAATACAAACCTTCATATCTGGCCAGTTGGAATTGACACTGATCATTTTTGTCCTCATGGAGAAAAAGATGTAGACTGTTGCATTTATTTTAAAAATGGATCTGTAGACACAAGAAATGAACTTATTCAGATACTACAAGAAAAGGGTATGAGTTACATAGAAGTAAACTATGGAAATTATACCGAAGAAGATTTTATACAGGCAACGAGACGATGTAGATTTTGTGTTACAATAACATCTACGGAAAGTCAAGGAATCGCTTACCAAGAAATATTATCTATGGGTGTCCCTTGTTATGTTGTGGAACAACCTATTTGGGATCACCGTCCGGGGTTCTCTTTCCCTGCCACATCTGCCCCATACTTTGATGTACGGTGTGGGATTAAATGTTTGGACTTATCTTTCTTTGATAAGTTCATCACTGAACTTCCAACCTTTAAACCAAGAAACTATATACTAGAGAATCTTACACTAGAAAAGTGTGCGAGTGAATACGTTTCGTTATTGGAAATTAGTAATGCCGATTTTTAAATGTCATGGTATAGATTGGGTTTCTCCTCCTGATTGGTTTTCGACCGACAGAGACATTGCTCTAGTGCAAAGAATTTCTGATTGGACTCCCGAGGAAAACTTCTTTAATGTTTTTCTGGATTCACATGAACCTAATTTTTTTCTAGAAACAAAGTCATCTGAAGTTTTAGAACGACATGAAGATTTTGATTTAATTGTAACTAGAAGACCAGAATTGTTGCATCTTCCAAATGCAATTAGGTTTTGCTATGGTACAACTTGGATCCGCGAAGAGGTCAGAGAAAAACTATCAAAGAACAAATCACCAAAGGTTTCGTATACGATGACTACCAAGTATTGGGAGAGTGAATCGGGTGAAACGGCAGATGGATATCAATTACGATTTCAAATTCTAGATATGTGGTCAAACGTAGAATCATTATCTGCACTACCTATTGATTTTTACGAGAGCGAAAAGTTCCCGATGGGAATATTTCCTCTAAGTTTAGAGGGGGAACATGGAAGAGATGTATTAATGGAGTATATGTTTCACATCGCCGTGGAAAACTGTCGAACACCAAATTACTTTAGCGAAAAATTGATGGATTGTTTTATGTCAAAAACACTACCAATTTATTTTGGATGTCCAAACATATCTGAATATTTCGATACATCTGGCATGATCATCATCGACAATCTTAGTAATTTAAATGTGGTTCTGTCAAATCTAACAGTGGATGATTATGAAACAAGAAAAGAAGCGATTGACAGGAACTTTGAGTTAGCAAAACAATATGAAAAATTCCCTGACAGATTATTCACCGAGATAGAGAAAAGAATTTAATTATGACTAAACATTTGTTATTATGTTTTAGTTCGTTTCATGTAGATACTGATCCGAACAATAAACGAGAAGAAGAGTATGCCATTTGTTATGAACAACTTCTTAGAGTTTTACCAAGTGATTTTAATTGTAGGTTTATTGATAATACCACAAACAATATATCTGATATAAAAAACGAAAGACTAAAAAATGTTCTTGCAGGAACTCCATCAATCTTGTATGATAACAACGTAGGAAAAACAAACAAAGGATTGGGTGAATTGGACATGTTGGTCCGAGCAAAGAAACTTCTAGACTTTTTGGATTATAAAACAATTAGTTACCACTCTGGACGTAAGATTGTAACCTGTCCATATGTCTTTGACAAAACCAGAGAAACTAAAAAAGATGCTATGTTGTCTAACCCCCCGATATATTCTCTAATGACAGGAACACCATATCCGATGGGAAAAAATCTTTACAATGATATGTTCTTTTCAATGGGAAGTGAAGTGATGTTACAGTATTGCGTATACTGTGAGACTATTCTTAAGAATGGATCTTCTGGGTTAGGTTCTGAGCAAATTTTATACAATTTTATTAATGAAAACCAAATTGACTTTGAGTGGATTGAACATCTAGGATTTATTAGAAATGACTGGGAACTCTCGGGCAATGGATACACAAGACAAGAAGGAAATGCCCAGTGGATATAAGAAATGAAGTTTTACCTGTCTTGCGACCTGTTGGTGGTGTCGAAGAAATAAATGCCTTATCCGATGTAATAAACAGTGGGTGGTGGGGTAAAGGTCCAAAGGTAACCGAGTTTGAAAAGAAGTTTGCAGAGATGGTTGGTGCAAAGTATGCAGTTGCTGTTAGTAGCAACACTCATGGATTGGATTTGGTTTTAAAGGCCAAAGGTATTGAACATGATGACGTTATCAGTCCAACAATGTCTTTTGCTACAACCGCTATTGCTCCCTTGTGGAACAACTGTACGTCTACTATTGTGGATGTTGAAAGAGATACACTTTGTATTGATCCAAAATCAGTCAAAGAAAACCTGTCTCCAAATACAAAAGCAATCATTGCAGTAAACATGGCGGGAGTTCCTGCCAAGATTGATGAGATTAGAAATTTTTATGATGGATTTATCATTGAAGATTGTGCCCATAGTTGTTATACTTATGGTGCAGGTTCTAAAGGAGATGTTGCAATTTGGTCTTTTCAAGCAGTAAAAACTATGCCCTGTGGTGATGGGGGAATGATAACAACTAATGATAAAGAACTATATGAAAAACTAGTTCCTATGTCTTGGATGGGAATTTCCAGTACACACGAAAGAACAAAGGGTGTAGATGGTAAACCCGGATACTCTTGGGATTATGATATTAAACTACTTGGAACCAAATCATATATGATTGATATATCGGCGGCAATTTGTTTGGAACAAATGAAGAAACTTCCAGATGCTTTGGAAAGAAGACGATACATACAAAAAACATATAACGAACAACTAAATGAAATATTAGAAATTCCCGTTTGGTCTGAAACAGTTCAACACTATGGAGCAAGAGTACATCTAAAAGAACACAGAAATAAACTTATGGATTACTTAGCAGATAAAAAGATACACACATCGGTACACTACAAACCCCTTCATCTACACACTTTATTAAAGGATGGTAAGAAATTACCGGTAGCAGAAGAAGAGTGGCAAAAACTTATATCTTTGCCTTGTCATTCTGCGATGACACAAGAAGACATTGATTATGTAATTTACTGGGTAAAGGAATATTTTAAATGAAAGAAAAAGTAAAAATTGATGATCGATACGTATGGAGTCCTAAGTGAACACACTTTATACAATTGAAGGGACTAAAAACAATGACCAGAATCCAATCTATAACTCATTGGACCATCCAGACTTTCAAGATAAACTGTCACAGTTCAAAGAAACCTTAGTTTCTTGTTTTTCTAATAAACAATCTAAAACTTTTTATAAGTTTGGGGACGGTGACTATTATTTTCTTCGGGGTGAGGGAATTGGTAGTGCAACACCCGGAAGAAGAGCATTATCAAAAAAATATTCTGATATTAAACACGAAGAGTTTGTGTCAGGCGTTCCCCTGAATGACTATATCGGAGTTGAAACTTACAACATACCACTATTTTCAAGTCTTTATCCAGATAGACCGGCAGACTATTATGCCGAATATGGATATGGGTTGACTGCAAATAAATGGTTGACTGCCACATTTGGAGAATCTATTGGTGTCATTGGAGCAGGTCCAAAGATTCGACTCATTGAGGAACTCATACAAAATAAAGAGTATCAAGAGTATCTTGGTCTAGAGAAGTTTACCGACTACATTGAGATACCACAAAAATTTGCATGTGATGATATCGATGAAACGGAAAGAATGGTAGGGGAGCAGTTGAGTAACTCATCATCTAAAATTTTTCTACTAGGGATTGGGCATGTAAAATCCGCTTTGCTGCATCGGTTGAAGAAATATACAAATGCTATTTTCTTGGATGTCGGCAGTGGCATCGATGCTTTGGCAGGAATAATAGATCACAATCGTCCTTACATGGCAAACTGGACAAACTACAGAACTACTAATTTTGACTACAGTTCCTTAGATATTTTACAGTATGATATATGGAACACCCCACACAAGATGTTAAAGGAAAAGGATTGAATATGAAAAAGATGAAGGGTATTATTTTAGCGGGTGGATCGGGCAGTAGATTACATCCACTCACCGTCGCAGTAAACAAACACCTTTTACCCGTTGGAGATAAACCAATGGTCATGCGTTGTTTGGAAAAGTTAACAGAAGCAGGAATTACAGAAATTGCGATCGTTACAAATCCAGAGTATGTTAGTAACTTTTCTGCACTCTTAAAAAGTGGTAGTGACTATGGATGTGATATAACATACAAAGTTCAAGATAAAGCAGGAGGCATCGCAGAAGCACTGGAGTTGTGTGAGAACTTCGTAGGGGGTGACAATTGTACCGTCTTGTTGGGCGACAACATTTTTGAAGAATCACTTGTCGAGCATGTAGAAACCTTTAACAAAGATTGCAAATTGTTTTTTAAACATGTTCCTGATGGTCATCGTTATGGTGTTGCCTGTTTCGAGGAGGGCGTTGGACTATATGAAATCCTAGAAAAACCCTCCGACGCTACCTCTGCTTTTGCCGCAGTCGGCATTTATATTTACAGCAGTGAAGTTTTTGATCTGATTAAAAAAGTTAAACCATCATATAGAGGTGAACGTGAAATTACTAGCGTTAATAACATGTTCCTCCACAGTAAGTATAAATACACATATGACTTCCTTGATGGGTGGTGGACCGATGCAGGTACAATGGAAACATACATCAGAGCAAACGAACTGGTTCGTGCGGGACAATATGAAAGATCCAAAGAAATTTCATCTTAACATATACGAGGATGAACGCGGGGCATTTTCAGAAATTTTTCGTGCTACATCTCATGACGTAAATTTTGTGCAAGATAACCTTTCCGTTTCAAAGTCAGGTGTCTTGCGTGGTCTTCACCACCAAACAATAAAACCTCAAGGGAAACTTGTTGTTGTTTTGGATGGAAACATACAGGACGTAATAGTTTCATTAAAAACTAAAAGTGTTTTTTCGTATGACCTGAAAAGAGGAGATTGCCTTTGGGTTCCGCCAAACTATCTTCATGGGTTCTTGTGTTTGACAGATAGTATGGTCATGTACAAATGCACCAATTATTATGACTCAGGATCAGAGATCTCTGTTGACGCTTTCGATTCTCACCTAGATATAGAGTGGAAGATTGATCGGAAAAATATTATTCGTTCAGAAAAAGATTCTTCTGCTCTTTTATATGATGAGGTTATATCGTGAAAACAATAATGGTTACTGGATGTGCAGGATTTATCGGAGGACATGTGACAGAACGTCTACTGTCTGATGGGTATGATATACTCGGTGTTGATTGTCTAACATATGCAGGAAACATGGACTTGATGGATAGACTACAAAACAATCACAAATTACATTTTACCTTCAACCAAAAAAGAATTGGTGAACTAAGTTCGTCTGATTTAGAACATGTAGACCTTGTGGTAAACCTTGCAGCAGAAACACATGTGGACAACTCAATAAAAAGTAGTGATCCTTTTGTGCAAACAAATATAGTGGAAACACACCATCTATTAGAAAAGTGTAGAGAAAGTAATACTCCACTATTACATTTTTCTACCGACGAGGTATATGGTGTAGTTTTAGATGGTTCATTCTGTGAAACAGATCCACTGAAACCCAAGAATCCATATTCAGCAACGAAAGCAGCGATTGATCATCTTATTACATCATATCAAAACACATATGGATTACAATCAACTATCATAAGACCGTCAAATAACTTTGGTCCAAGGCAGAACGATGAAAAGTTCATACCAACAATTACAAGATCAATCAGGAATCAAAATAAAATACCTGTGTATGGAGAAGGACAGCAAGTTAGAGAGTGGACATACGTCAAACATACTGCCGCCGCCGTATCATTTCTCTGTAATAAGTTATTACAGGGAGAATGCTTTGGAGAAATTTTTAACTTTGGTACATCAGTTGAAATGAAAAATGTTGACTTGGTTAAAAAGTTGTGTAAAATAATAGGAGTTAGTTTTGAAGACTCCGTTGAGTTTGTGACCGACCGCCCCGGTCATGATTTCAGATACAGTGTGAACTGTAAAAAGATCTCGAATCTAGGGTTTATTGTCGAACCCAACATAAATAAAGAATTAGAAGAAACATTAGAGGAATTGAAATGAGCAGACCCACCGTTACACTATGCATGATCGTTAAAGATGAAGAACATATTATTCATGAGTGTTTGGATTCGATGAAACCATACGTTGATCGATATGATATCACCGACACGGGTTCGACCGATAGAACCAAAGAAATTATTAAAGAGTGGGGAGAAAAGAATAACATTCCCGGAACTGTCTACGACGCTCCTTGGCGTGGGTTTGGTAAGTCTCGTACAGAATCTCTGAGAAACGCAGACAAGGGTGGTGCAGACTACTCTTGGGTAATTGATGCTGATGATAAAGTCGGAGGAAACTTTGTTTACCCTCCCCAGTTTGGGCAACACTGTGGGTATACTCTTAAGATTAATAGAGGAGACTTTGAGTGGTGGAGAAATCAAATCTTCAAGAACAATATGGGGTGGGAGTATGTTGGTGTAATTCACGAATATGCAAACTGCCCTAAACTTGAAGAAGAAGCAGCAGCAGGTCGAGGAACCGCCAGACTTGCAGGAGATTACTTCATCGATGCCCGAACAATGGGTAATAGAACAAAAGAATTTGATGTTCAATTAAAAGAGGGCGAGCAAGAAACTCCGGGACAAGAGCAGTGGAGAAAGAAGTATCTTGCAGATGCAGAAACTATTCTTGATTGTTTGACAAATCCCGAGAATGAAAACTACGAACCAGATAATCTTAGATATTACTTCTACCTTGCACAATCATACTTTGACGGTGGTGACTTCAAGAGTGCGAAAGAGTGGTACGAGAAGCGAGCAGAGAAGGGTGGATGGGAAGAGGAGCAGTGGTACTCTGTTCTTCGTGTCGCAATGTGTATGACCAATATGGGTGAGAAGTGGCAAGACTCACAAGATGTATTCTTACAGGCATACAATCTTAGACATACCCGAGTAGAACCTTTATTCAATCTTGCCAGAATTCATCGATTAAATGGAAATCCTAAACTGGGATATCTTTTTGCTAAGATGGGATGTCAGATAACGCTTCCACCACAAGATGTTCTTTTTGTGGCAAAAGATGTATATGAATGGCAAATCTTCGATGAACTTGCATCCACTGCATGGTATACCGGAGATATGCAAGCAGGTCTCCTAGCATCTAATAAACTTCTTAGCGAAAAGAAGTATCCAGAAGAACACCATGAACGTATTCTAAACAACTGGAAGCAGTATGTTGCTTGGCAAGAAGAGCAAGAAAAGCAACAAAAGGCAGCAGAAGCAGAACATACCAAGCAAAGAATCTTACATGAAGAAGCACAGCGTCAAGAAACAGAGAAAAGAAAACTCGAAACTAAGAATCGGGAACAACAAAAGAAGATAAATAAGAGGAGACAGAAGCAAAAAAATGCGAGCAAGTCTCGTAAAGCATCGAGGAGATGATACATGGCATCCGGTAGATATGACATAACCGCAGAACAAGGAGTTACTTTCAAACTCCACCTTCGTTATAGTGATTCTAATGACACTTTTATCGATTTAGATCCTGACTTGGGGTGGACAGGAAGACTTCAGGTTCGTCGTTCCCCTGACGATCCGGATATTTTATTGCATGTTACAACCAATGGTGTAACTGGTGGTGGAGTAACAGGGGAATTTGTTTCTGGTGCAGGAGTTGTCGGTTCTGGTGGTATCACCATGAACGCATCTGCCACGGGCGGCACTGGTTTAAGTGGAGGCGTTTTGATTGGTATTGATGCATCTAGCATGTCTAACGTCCCCAAAGGGAATCACTTCTATGATCTAGAAATTGTCAAAGATGGCACTATTGTGACAAGACTTCTCAATGGTAGATTCAGTGTCGATAGGGAAATCACTAGATGAGTAACAAAATTACTATTACGGCGTTACCCGGTAACGTAACACTTACCGATTCTGGCGTAAAGACCAACGTGATTCAAGTCGCACAGGGTGTCGTCGCCGGTGGTGGTGTTGGTCAGGATGGTTCACAAGGAGATCACGGTACAACCGGAAACACAGGTGCAACTGGTGCAACTGGTGCTACTGGAAACACAGGTGCAACTGGTAACACTGGTAATGATGGTGGCAATACATTTGGTATTCCGGGTGGTTTTGGTTTCTTTACACGCTTCGATGGAACAACTGGAACAACTTTACCAGTCCCAGAGGGTAGTAATAATTATCCGGGAGCGTTTAAGTTTGCTTTTGGTCATGGATCAGGAACAGCAGGAACAGGAGATGTTCCGAATTGGCCGGACTCAGGTGCTTTTTACCCGCAAGAACTTTACATAAGTGAATATAGTTATAATGGTGTGAAGGGTTCTCATATTCCCAACCTCATTACACTCTTGATGGGTGCATCCGGAGGGACTATCCAGTGGGGCAGTGCCGGTCAACAAGCAACTGCTGTTGCAATTTGCAAACTGACACAAATGCTGCCATATGCTCGCGGAGAGGATTCGCCCTCAGCAAATAGAACTCCTGTTGAAGCATGGTTCATGGTGAAACCCGGATTAGATTATGCCAGTCAAGGTGCGGATGGAAGTGGGAATCATACAATTCCTATTCAGAGAATTGATGAAGCAGGTACTAGACCAGTATTCCCATATAATGATTCTGGTAGATCCGGTGGAACAGGACCAGTCCAAGATGGAGATGTATTCTATCTTAGTTTCCAACCAATCTTCGGTGTAGGGGGAGGCGGCAGCGAGAGTTCGGGTGGAGGCACTGCATATCAAGCAGGAGATGGACTCACGCTAGATGTTGCTGGTGGAACCTTTGGTATTGATCCAACTGCAATCATTAATGTCGCTGGTGTAACTGGTAATGATTCTGCGATGGAATTCAGAAAGATCTCTGCATTCCCGTCCGACCTCACCGAACTTGCGTTAGTAGTCGATGGTGATGACAAGTTGCGGATTCGTGATAATAAGTACCAGATAGATACCAAAGTCATCATCGACAACGGACTTCTCGAAGTCAAGGGCGGTGCGAGTATAACCGGTGGATTACTTCTTCAGGGATCATCCCCCGGATTAACTGTACAATCTTCTAATATCTTTGAAACAGTTCTTCATGCCAACGCAGGAATTTCTACTGATAAGGGAATTACTTTCTCTGATGGAACTCATCAGTTGACTGCTCCCGCTACAGTATCGCCTGCATTCCTTTCTGGCGGCGAAGGCGTAACTGGTATAACTCAATATAGAGCAACCGGTGGTGTTGTTCTAGACAACGCTGGCGGAACATTCTCACTCGATGGTGAGTATGATGCTAACTTTACATCATTAACAACTACTTTAACAGTGAAATCCAACTCAGTCCTTGCTGCTGCCGGTGGTATCTCTGCGGACAAGGGAATTACCTTCCCCGATGGTACTCATCAGACGACTGCTCCAAACGTGGTTAGTCCAGCAGGAGCAGGAAACTTTTCTGCTACCGTCCCGTACACATATACTGCTCCTACGACCACTCAAATTGCTAATGCAGATGGTGCATTTATATACAATAGTAATAATGTTCTATCGATATTCAAGCAAGGCAGTAATGGTAGTAGTGAAGATCTTTCTGCGACGTTTCAGGATATTGTAGATACAGGTTCAAGTGGAAAAATTGGTATACGATTTGGTGCCTCAAACGAAGAACGGTTTTTCTTTTTCTCTGGTGGGAATCCGACCTTCGCCTCGAATAGATTTAATTTCACTGCCACGGATCAGGTTCCGGGTTCTACTCTTGGGGATGGTAAGGCAGTTGAGTTGCGAGTTTATGTTGATAACCCAACAACAGCAGCAACCACTCACTTCCGCTTCCCAGACGGAACAAATGCTACCAGTATTGTTACAAGTTTCAATGGTACTACTGGTGCCGTCGAAGGTGTGGCAAGTGTAAACGGTGCGACTGGTGC